GCACTACGTCATATCCTTCAGCCACATATGCTACGGGATGCATTACTTGAAGTGGTGGTATGCCAGTTTTAGCCGTTGGGCCTTTTTTCAGTAATAGCATCCCGCGCAAATATGAGTTATCGACAATGAGATTTCTCGCTTTCTCGATAGCAATGTGCGTGTTATACAAGTCACGTCCTGCTCCACGGCTGGACATCAATGCACCAGACCCAATCTCGATAGAGAATAGGGCAATGGTATCCGACATTCTGTTGTATCTATCCAATTGAGTACAGATTTCATCACCACTCTTGTCATCGAAAAGATAGCGCGAAATCTTGCCAGTGGGTTCTTTAATGAGTAACTCACCTAGCTCAACATACTTTGCATCGTTTTCGTAGCTTGCACCATAGGATCCTTCTCTCGTCCAGTCCTCATAGCGTCGAGCGTCATCGTCAGAATCCAATGTGCGTCCCGCTGGTGTTGCGTTATTGATTGCCTTTACCAAGTTGTTGATATGCCATCCTGCAAGCGCGGAAAGTCTTGGTTGCTCCAGCACTGGTAGCAATTCAGCAATCTGGTATCGACGCTTCCTAGCCCAAATCGGTGTTGAATCCGCTTCTTGCGGAGTTTCAATGGAGAAAAACGTATAGTCTTGTCTTAGGAACTCAGGTTTCCAATCACGAACGTCATCCCAGCAAACCGCACAAAAACCAAAGGTCGTATTCTCATGCGTTACCTGAGCAACTAGGTCATCGTGACCCTTCCAGCCCCTGATGCATTTTGTGATCTCTTCGCGGAACACTTTAGTCTTATGTTCCTCGCTAACTCCCTCTAGTGGATACTTGGAATAGGTAAGTGTAGGTGACTGCTCGATTACTTGCTTAAATGGTGGTTGTAAACGACTAACCATCGTAGACAGAAACCCAGTTGGACGATTACTCCTCCAATTCTGACCCATGCTTTCCAGTTTTTTCGCACTGTATGGAGGTTCATTATTTAGTTTCTTCTGAATTAATTGGTTTTTGCGGTTTCTCTCAGTATTCTGTTGTTTGAGTCTGCGATATGCAGAATGCGCTTGCTGGCAGTCTTTAAACGTCCGCTTAACCTGCAATGTGTCAGGGTTTACAACGTCACCCGTAGCGTTATCATCAACAATCTCCAGTTCGGAAACACGTTGCTTGTCCGATGGTTTCATAATCCGCGCAGCTTTCGATGCGTAGACGTTTGTGACTTCTGCTGGAATTGGTTTGGTGATATCGGCCATATTATTTGAGATTGAGCCAGCAATCTACTGGCAAATTGTCTGAGGGGGAAATGCTGTCTCTGGACATGAAAACTGCGGACTTGTTGTCGTGACGTAGCAACAAGCAACCCCCCAGTGCCTTGGATGTCTTGGTTTCTTTAGCTTGTCTAATGCTTGCACTTAATCTTTCCGTTGCTTTCACGCAAGCACCACAACCGCTCTTCCATTGCACGTTTTGTTTGCAAGCAAGACAGATTTTTGCGCGTTGCTCTGCCAGTTCACTGGATATAAGTGCTACTTCTTTTGTAGAATTGATAACATTCTTAGCCCAGATCGTAATGTCGTTTAGCAACTCCGTCTTCTGACTAGGGGTATTCACGGATGTTACAACAACCATGTCTACACCATGACAGAAATTAGGGTTCTTGCTACAGATGTACGAATTGACATCACCCTCAACGTCACCAACTGGCAAATGGTTTTCGGCACGGAAATTCGTGACAACCTGAAGAAGATTGTCATAGCTATGACCAGTGAGTTTTGCATCACCATCGTAGTAATGCCAACCCCCCGGTGGAATCATTCCAATTATCGGTTTTGCCATGAATTTTTGAGTTTTACGTCAGTTTTTTAATGTTTGCAAGCAAATTCTTACTTATTTATCAAATTAATTGCTGAAATCAACGAATTCGTAGCTTTCAATTCCAGTATGTTTTTTCTGGAAAACAAACTTTTCTGGTTTCGGTTCGGTCATCGTGGCAACAACTCCACCTCGTTGTCTCATAAGATAGACCAGCAGGGACAGGGAATCGAGTGCGTCAGGACTATTTTGACGAGTCCGTTTAACGAAGTCTCCTTTGCTTTCGACTCTCACAAGTCCCTGTCCCTGCTGTTTATACCTGCGCGAAGTCGCTTGTCGAACCAACTCCTCGGTACGGAAACTTGGTGAGATTTTTAAGTACTCAAATTCTAGGTATTTGGCAAGTCCAAAAATCAATTCAGTAACAACTCCAGAATACAATTCATTTGCGCGTTGTGTGTCATCTCCAAGGATGTGAGTTTCGGAACTGGCCCACGAATAATTCACCCCCATAACTTCGCTTCCGTATAGTGACCTCAGTGCATCGTGGATTCCTGCTCCGTTTCCAGTTCTATCCACACACAACCAGTTCGCTCCGATCCTCATTTCCTTTGCGAAGCGGATGATCTCTGCGGTTTGTTCCAAGGTTGCCAGTTTTGGAAACTGCATTTGTGAATCCAGTTGCAAACACGTTTTGGGCTTTTTGAATTCGCGGAATTGTCCATCTCTCGGAGTCCATCCATCACAGAGTCCGTATCGTCCGAATGAACAGACAACCTGATCTCGACCCTCCAATGCCAAATCGAACGCTGCTAGTGGCACTACAGGGCCAATAAACCGCAAGCTACCCATTGAGTTGTCCATCATGGCAGGAGTGATGATTGCCATTGAGATACCTTCCTGTGGGAAGAAACCTCTTGCCATCGTGTAATATTCAGCAGTCCTACCCTTGGACTCATATGCCATGTAACCTTCGTAGGATTGGAAGCCGGGGAAAACGATCTCCTTCTCCAACACGTTTTCGCACCTCGCTGCATCGAGCCTCAAGATATGCCAGCCCTCCCTGCTGTCCCACTCAAAATCCTCCTCACAATCCACACTTTGCCAACCCCGCGCAGGTTCGCACCTTTTCCCAAACTCACTATTCCTGTCCTTCGGGTTCGATGCACCGAAAATCTTAATGCGTCCCTTGGAATCCTTCGTATCGGCAGCAGACAGGATGTTTTGCAGACCTTCCCATACACCAGCGGGAACTTCTTCAGCTTCGTCTAGGACAACGTGCGTCCTACTCATCTGACCCCATTTGGGATCTGGCTTTTGTCTTGGGGAAGGGTGGAATCCGCGCAAAGTGCCAGTTCCGCTGTCACCTTTTGGAACGGCAACCAAGTGAATCCCGTTCTTGTCATCGTCATTGGCTTGAATTGACTTTACCAAGTCCTCGCTACCTTCGTACTCTGGTCTAACCAACGCAGTCCTGTAGAAGTTTTTGATTGCAGCGAATACGTTTCTCTGCGCGTGTGCCTCAGTAAGCGAAACTACTTTAATACAAGTATATTCTGGATCTCGCATCCAATCCAACAGGAACCACGCAGCGGCATTGAACGTGTTGTGAGTTATTGTAAAATCTGAAAGTAAAAATCTTTTGTCTCCATCCAATACAAATCCATAATATTCACCATCACCAACTGGAGTAATGTTTATTTTTTTCCCAATAGAAACTTTAACTTTTCTTGCATGACATTTTTTTAATCTGCATGGGATAACAGAACAATCTCCACTGATGTGTCCTCTGTAATATGTTCCCCAAACACCATTGTTGACGCAACGCTTTCTGCACTCATTGACTGTTACATCTAAACCAAGACTTCTTGCAATAAACGCAATTGATACTGCAACTTCTTTGTTTTTCTGAATGTATCCATATCCCGGCCCTGCCGCATACCCATCTGTATCGATAAAACCAGCAAGAACATTTAAACGAACGCTTCTTGAATTTAATTTATAACATTCAGGAATCATTTTTTCATTATCTCTTATCGCAAACGACATTACTTTTTTTATCGTTCCTGCTCCCTTAACGTAATAAACGCTTGATTTGTTATTCTTTTGTTCTGTTTTTACAATTTGACATCCCTTTTCTTCCCAGTATTGAATCCACGCATCTCTTATGACATCATCCATTGTGGTAAGTCCAAGTCTTCCACCCTTTCCATTCCCGTCACCTAACCACAATCCAAAAACATAAGCATCCATTGGAATCACTTGTTCATTAAAATGAACTCCAGTTGAAAATCCTTTGTACAAACTTTTGAATTGTTGGGATGATTTAAGATATTCTTGCAACCCAATATCAATCACCTTTCCCATTGTATATGTGCTTGATATCGTTTTCCCATCCCCATTCTTTTTGTTTTCAGTGCAAATAAGAGTTAAAATGTGATCGTCTGTAACAGTATATGACTCTCCACGCTCTTGATCTATTCGATACATTGGAGAAATTCCGCTATGCAAATCAACTACATTTCTTGGATTGCTATCTGGCCCCATTACCTTGTCTCCGATTTTTACATCTTCAACATTTTTCAATGTACCATCTGACATTATAACTTGCGTTCCTTTTAAAAGGCACTTCCCCATCGCTCCAGCACCCTGCACCAACAGCTTGTCATTTTCAAACAAGCACCTCCAAGTATCCGCTGCACTCTGTGGCCTCCAGTCGTACACTCCAGATCCCCACAAGATTGTTGCTGCCGCTTCAAATTGGTCGTGCTTCAACAAGTGCTGAACGAAGTTTAACACAGTCTGCCTAGCCACCTTTTCATCCAGTGTAACCTGCTTTTTCTGCGAATTCGTGAGATTTGTCAGTATATACTGAGCGGCATAGATGACTCCATTGATATCATCCTTCTCCGCTTCCGCTCGCACCCTTGTAGCAATGTGAATTGCCTGTAAAACTGACGGAGGTTTATTCATTCACTTTCCACCCGTACATCAGATTGAACCAAGCGAATTCCTTCTCTCCAGCCTTTTTACTGCTTCTGAATACTTTAGCAAATCTATTCACAAACCACTTCTTGTAGTCGCTAAACTCGTCCATGCTCCAGCTTTTTTGGGTGTACCAATCCTCTTGGTTGGTGAATTCTTTGTCGAATCCTTCGAACCCCACTCGCTTGAACATCTCGTCCAACGCTTCCATCATAAATGTATCTACTTTGCTCATATATTAATCCCAGTATAGTTGTGTTCCTGTTAGCTTTCCGCTCATCATTCTCTCCAAGACTGGCTCAACGTCCCACGGATACAATCCCTTCTCATAGCAGGTTTGCATCCCAAAGTATTCATTGAACTTGTCTGCATCTATTCCACTATTTTTCAATGCTTTATCTAGCACATCAAACTCAATATGCTCAATTGGGTTCTCAGTAATCACAATGCCTAGTTGATCTAGCCTATTGTATTTCATTTTTCGTCCTCCTCGTCCTCATCATCTTCTTCATCCTCGTCATACATAGAATTCTCAATCAATTCGTGGATCTTGACTTGAAGAATGCCAATCATGCTGGCAAGCGGCAAATCGAACTCCGCTATGTAGGTATCAATCAGTTTATCAATTTTATTTTGTAGTTCCGTTATTTGTTCTGAGTCTTTCATGTTCCTCCTTTAGTTGGTGAATTTTACCATCCTTGTTCCAAACTCTCACGTTTCCTAACTCTTCAAACTGGAAGTCCCACTCTTCTTTTGTGATGCGTCCGTGCATATAGTCCTCGTTGGATTTCCGCTGGGCTTCTTCTCTTGTCATATCCAATGATCTAATGGACATCTCTCCGTGTCCATAACCAATTTTATCTCCATGTTGCATCCACAAACACCGCACTTCCCAGCCCCACTGAATGCCGTGGGATCGTAGTGAACGCACTGGTTGCAGATCAGCAATCGCTCCTCAATCTGCTCCTTGTTCCTTATGGGCATACCTGCACGGACGAATGCCGCTGCACTCTTCACAAAGCTAACCGCTTTCTGCGCTAGATTTGGCTCGTTCATTTCATTCCAAAGATACTCTTCAATGCATCCACACCAGTGCTGGTGCTATGATATGATCTTGGCTCGTCTTTACCTTCTTCTTCTCCGTCATACATCGCAACATCCCAAGTCGTATCGAACAACTTACGCAGTCCCTTCGCAGACATGGTTACATTCCCACGTCCGTTGAACGATGGGTTCTTATTGCTGTACACCTTCCATAGTTCTTCTTTTGTCATACGTTTATCAATGCAATGTTGAATTCCGCTGCAAGCAGTGTTGTTGATTCATCCGTTGGATACGTCTCACGATAGACTATGCGTTTAATGCCGTAAGATGCAAGCGATTTCAGGCAGTTGTTACATGGCAATGTTGTTGATGCCAGTAGATAGCACTCCAGTGGCTTAACATGACGCAAGGCATTCTGCTCTGCATGGACAACGTAATTCCTACGCTTATCCCTGTCAGTCCAGTCTTCCTCCATGTGCGGTGGGAATCCGTTGTATCCACACGCTGCAACAGTGTTGTCATGCCTCAACAACACAGCACCAACCTGCCTCCAAGGGTCTTTGCTCTTCTTGGCAACTACCTCCGCTATCGACAATGCGTATTCGTCCCAGTTCATGATTTATGTACTTCTCCCATATGATCTTCCAACCAGTAGACTGCCTGTCCCGAATCCCTAACGTCATCAGGAAAGATGCACTCGTCTGATATGATTCCATTTAATTGTAGTGCGTTCATCACTTTAGTTGCGTTGAGCCGCTTGTATTGAATGTAATGTTCAAGTGTGTTCACTCGTCGAACCCTTTCATGCCATCGTATACAACATACAGTATAATAGCTGCTAATACGATATAGCCGATAATATATCCCATATATGACACCTTATTGGCAGGACTCACACTCTGGATCTTCGATGTGACACACCCGCTCCACCTTAATGTCTGCCAAGTCATCGTCATCTTTCAACACAACTGGTTCCTCGACCACGTCTAGCTTATCTGCCCGTGCGATTGCTGCTGCGTTGCTATACTGGTGCTGCGGATATCTTTTCGATAGCTTCGCAACATTAGCCTCCATGCACTCGTTGATAGTCAAGCCCAACTCGTTTAGCAATCCAGTCAAGTAAAACAGGATGTCTCCTGCCTCTTCTCGGACGTTGTCGAAGTCCAACTGCTTCTGGTAGATAGCGTGTTTCTTCACTGCGTCAAGCAACTCACCCGCCTCACCGCTGACTCCAACTGCCATGTGGAGGACGGATGCTTGTAGTGGAGTAAGCTGGACTAAGATATCATGCCCCGGCTTAACGATTGATTGAACGAATTGTTCGTATGGTGTGCTTAGTTTCATTTTGTATGTATGTTAAAGTATGCCAAGCCGAAGCAACCTGATTCAGCTAGGTGGACTAACTTTCCCTCACTACCTATGCTTTCGTCAAGCATCTTTTTAGTTATCATCTGCGGATGCCCATCATGTGGCTCGATGTCAACCCATTCAAAGATGCGAAGAACCTTTGCTGTTCGCAATGCGTTGCTGATGATTAGCGCAGGGTCATCCGTATGCTGCAAGCAATTGTAAATCCAGCACTCATCGAACCCCTCTTCTACCACATCCTCACCTCGCATCACCAGACATTCAACACCATGCTCATGGTAGCGAGCGTAAGTCCATTGTGGGTACTGGAGCGGATCCACTACCAATGCCCTGCCAAGTCCCTTTGCCTTCAACAGCATCGACGTTGGGCCACCACCTATGTCGATCACTGACTTGCCTGACAGGCTGAACCCGTAGCCCACCTGATGCAGTCCCATGAATCGAGCGTAGACGTAATGCTTCTGGTCTTCATCGAATGTATTGCAACAATCTCCCCAGTACTGCGATTCAAATGTGTAGTCACTCATTTCAGTTCCTCCTTCAGCTTGCGATAGTGTGCCACTGCTTGGGGCCACAGGTCATGCCAACCTGATGACTCTACTAGCTTGGTAGCGCAGTCCTTCCATCTGTCACGCTCCTTGGTTATCTTGTCTAGCTTCTCTTCTATTGTATCGTTCATATTGTTTTTGTTTGTGATAAATAATGGGTAGTATTTGTCACAAGGTTTGTTAGTGATTGAATGGGTAAGTCATTGTCATTGCATCGATTCCGTTGCCATCAGCATACCACCCTGCCCCGTTGTATACGTCTAGCACGTCTTGGAAGTACTTCTCGTACCTCGGTGCAACCTTCTCAAGTGTGAAGTTCTCCCCAAATGCACGGCAGTCCGCTGGTCTGATCCTATCAATGTTTTTGATTGCATCGACGTAGTCACCCATCGTGCGGCATCGATACCCAGTGACCCCGTGGAGGTTGTTCTCAGCGAAGGATCCCCAGTCAGACGTGATGGTTGGTGTTCCGCTCAATAGGTTCTCGATCTGGACTCCACCGAATGGTTCCACATACTGGCTAGGCAAGAATGATGCCTTGGCTTTAGACATCAGTTCTTTTCGCTTAGGAACGTCAGCATAGCCCACATACTCAACGTGAGGTGGGAATGTATACCCAGCTTCCTTCTGACCCGCTACAACTAGCTTAACGCCTGCCCTACGGGTTGCGTCGATTGCGATATCAACTCCCTTGCCAGAGTAAACCCTGCCCAAGTACAGGAAGTAATCCTCCTTCTTGTCGTTGTAAGTGAAGTCATCGATGTCGAAATAGTTGGGGATCACCACGGAATAGTTATCCTGCTGGCATCTTCCAACTGCACCCATGCCACAGAACGCATGGTAGATGGCATAGCTCTCCCAGACCTTCCACTTAGCCCAGTGACCACCAGCGTACCCTATGCCCGGCTCAACTACGATCATATCATGTTGGTGTGCATCACATATCGGTCGTACTCCAGACCCCCAAAATGAAAGAATAAAGTCGTTCTTTTTCTTTCGAAAACCTACCTCCCGAATGGCATTGGCATAGAACGTCTGGTATGCGTGATCATTGGTATCGAATTTAAAGAACGTCTTCCTCCAGTCATGACTTCCGTAACTCTTAGCGAAGTCATCATTGGTCAGGACGCTGACGTGTTCCGTGCAGTCCAGAACGCTGTCCTCATGCCCGTAGTGGATCACCTCATGCCCCCTATTGGTCATCATCTTGCCAAATTTAACCACCTTCTGCGTGTAGGCACAGGCATTAAACTCTTTGGATGTAACTGTGTGTGGAAGTCCAAGTGCGTGGAATCTCATTTTTTCTGTTTTCATTATGTACTACTGCTGTTATGTGAAGTTATTGATTATTTTCCCTATTTTTCAGCTTGTTGATCAAGGACTTCTGCTTGTTTACGTCATGCTGCAATTCGTGGATGATTTGCCGCAATTCTCTGATCTGCTGCTTTTGTTGCTGGATTATACGCATCTCTGGTGTTATCTCATGCGCTTTCATAGGTTCTCTAGGATCTCGGTTAGCTTTGCTTTCATGTTGTTGATTTGTTTCAGGCTTTGGTAGTCTTGTGCGCTCACCTCAAAGGTTGAGTATCGGTGATTGCACTTTCCGTTGTTGCAGTATCTACGTCTTGAAAATCGATTACCGAAGTCACGGCATTCCATAACGTGAGTTGTAGAACTGCATTTGGGGCATAATTTGACCATTATGGATAAACCCTATATATGGGGTATTTAAAAATAGTTAACACAATATGGTGATTATTATCGACAACATCAGTGATTTTGTGGTTAAAATGCATTGGCAAATCGTTCGCTTATCCCACATGATCCTCTCCAGTCGCTTCGATCTGCGGTAGTCTCTCCTCTGGTTCCCTTCCTTGGATTAGCTCAATGGGTTCAGCACTTCTATCACCGATGGTGAATGTGACGTTGAGTGGCTTTGCTTGTGTCGATTCGATTTCGATCTTATCTCCGTACTGACGTGCGTTCCATTTACCGAGTAAGCGCAGTCTAGTATCGATGCGTACTCGCTTCTCTGCTGCGTCTAGCATGGGATCATCTGCTATGCGAATGCAATCATCTGCTAGTGCGTGAGTGCCGATTTTTCTTGCGTGTGCGGATTTGTTGCGAAAGTTTTCGTTAGAAGATTCCCAACGCCATACTGTGGAATAGTTTGGCATACCTTCGAGGTTACAGATGGAGGATAGTGTTTGTCCTATTGAAAGTCGTTCACAGATTTCCTCTGCGATTTCCTCGTTATACTCTGGAGGTCTCCCCATTTTCTTGGATGGTTTAAAGCTCATATGGTTGCTTGGGTTTAGTCTTACGCTTTGGTAATCCTGACTTCGGTTCGTTGCTCTGCTTGGGTGCGGACTTTAACTTGCGTGAACGTGATTTCGACGCTTTCGGGGTTATCGTCTGGGATGAGTTTGGAGTATCTAATTTGGTCAATGAGAGGTTTGCAGCCTCCAGCAAGATTGTCAACGTCGAGAGTCTTGGTTGAGAATCTTGTAATTCCGAGAGTGTAGATCGGATTGCGTTTAGCAACGCAGTCCTTGCCAGTAGCTTTTGCTTTTGGTACTTTGACCAATGGCAATTTAGGAGCGTGTTTAACGAGGGTGTCAAGTAGCCTGCGAGATGGAGGTTTATAGTTGTCTGCATAGTAGTAGTGTCCGTCAGGAGCGAGGGTGTAGCCTTTCTCTTTGAGTTGTTCAGTTGTCCAGTTCATTGCGGGTATAGTTTTGAGTGATTGTGTGGGATTATACCTTATCTAGCTCAATCTTTCGACTTGGGAGTGCCATCTCCACCCCTTCCAAGATCCATGTGATTGCTTTCTTCTTGGTGATAGTATTGACAATCCACCATGTGCTTTGCAGGTGTACGATGTTTCTTTTTTACCTTTTTGATGCCATTGAACATCATCGAAATGAAAGAGAGTTTCATTTTCTCGTATGAAGTGCATTAAGTTCTTAAAATTGTATACTTTATTTGATGGTGAAACAAGCCTCCATATTTTTGAACATTGATTCATTGGCCCCTTTTGCGCTCGCGGATCTGTTTTTTTAAATTCTTCTAATTCTTGTTTGATTCTTTCTTTTTCCCAATCTGCGTGTGGTGTTTTTCTTGTAATTCGACCACTTAGTTTCTTGGAATTTATTTCTCCGATTCTTTTTTTTGTTTCATCTGAAAGTGGCTTGTGAACTAATTCTCCGCTTGCGTATCTTTTTTTAAGAGTTGCACCAGCTCTCTGTATTGATTCTTTTGGGTTTGGTTTTCTTGTTCCAGAAGACCACTTTCTTTTTAATGAGATTGATAGTTTTTCAATTGATTCTTTTGTCATAATTAGTTGTTCATTTGATTGGTAGTGTCTCGATTGGGTTTAAATTGTTATGCGGAACAAAGTAACATGGTGGTGGGTTTGGGTAGTAGTATTCTTGTTTTTTAGCATCGTTTGAATTTATCCATCCCATAATATAATAAGTTGGACATTTGCCAGTTACCGAAATAATTAAACCTTCGTCATCAGGTCTAATTTTTACATCGTTTCGAGATGACCACCTAACCTCAATGCCTGTATTCACGATATCCTCAACGTGGAATGTATTCACTCCAAATCCCCAATAAATACCAAGGTGTTTTGCAACGGCACATTCAGCATGGGCTGCTTCAATATGGAATCCCCATAATTCACCTACTTTTTTTTCAGGAAAACGAGGTGATCTTTTTCTGAAGGATGCTTCAGCGTTGCGTCTCATTCCAATGTATCCAGCAACTAAAACTTCGTTTGCATTTAGGTTTATTTCAACAGAATTCATTATCGTGATTCCTGAATGAATTTAAGTGCGATTGCCATTAGTTCAGGGTAGTCGCGCAGTGACTCTAGGTAGCTTTGGAACATATCATCGATAGCTTGTTCAGCGAACGGGTCAGGCACGATGTCGCATTTGACCTGTGCGTCCTCCAATTCCTTATTGGATGCTCTTAGTGCAAATATCGCAGCGGAGCAGAATACAGACAATTGTGCGGCAATGGAGCGATAGTCCTTGTCGCACTCCTTGAGTCGTTCTACCTCAGACGTGTATAGTGGGTCGTTCATGTTAATTACATTTTTACTTTCAGATTACTGCATCGATTATTCCATTCGTATACCAATCCATTTTTCAACGTGATAAAACTATAACCATACCTCCATGTTTCCTCTCCAGAATACGCATATTTGGTTACTTCTATTGGTGTTCCCTGAATTCTTACAACATCATTTTTGGTGGATCCTATGGTTAGAAAGTTTGATGAGGCTGAAATAACAGGTTCAGCCACTCGGACTTCAGGGTAAGTTGCAATAACGGGAGATTGCTCTGCTGTGGTTGTAGATGTCATCCCGTTTGGTTGACTTGTAACTCCGATAGCCATTTGACGAGCCGTATAGGTTTGATTTGTGCTGCGTGGAGCGTAAGTGCAGGAGACTAGGAATAAAGCAGCAAATGCGATACTAAGAATATTTGTTGATTTCATATTTATAGAATGGATTTAAAGGATTTGGCTTACTGACTTTATTGTCGCTAGAAGCATTCCTTATGAATTCAACGTAGTATTCTTTAGCACACTTTAGTGCCTCATCACGTTCCAGTTCTGCTCTTGCTGCCATGTCAATAGGGCACTTCCATTTGTTCTCCCAACCTAAAATAGCATCCCTAGCCTCGTCCCGCTGCATTTCCATATCTAACAATTTGAATTGAGTCTGAATTAATTCTATATGTGTTCGGTGATGAAATTTGGTCTCCTCCTCCAAATCCTCCCTAGCATCGTCACGTTCTTGGCAGAATCGTTCTGCCCTGCACTCTGCCTGTGCAATTTGAGATAAAGCCTCGTCACGTTCTTGCTCCAGCCTAGCCAACTCGCTAGTGGAGTTCAACTCCAGTGCAGTTAGCCTGTCTGCCAGTTGTTTTGCGTCCAAGTAGTCTGTTATAATTTCGGTCATATATTTATAAAATGGGGTGATCCGTTTTATGTAGTTACGGATCAGGGTCAAATGATAACCAGCCCACATGGTGGCCGCTACAATCCCTTAAAATTATTTATTGAAATTTATGCACTTATTTGCAGTAAGTTAATCCAAATCCATAAGTTAACACTTCTTCATTATTAATAATGAATTTTTTGAGTCTTTTTTTTGCTTCATCATGCGTTAAATGGTTTTCTTTATCCATTTCTTTTGAATAATTTTCTTCAATATAATTAATAATATTATCTTCAATTATCGAAGCCATAAAATAATCATAACCTTCACTCTCAATATAATCCTTTAAAAGATCTGAATTATTCCAAATAAATTCACGCAAAATGGACAACTCATTCCATTGTAATTTAATCTTTTTAGTTTTCATAAATTGGTCAGCGTTTTTTCGGATGCGCTGCCCCCGTTTGCCCCTGCTGATCGGGAGTTCCCAACCTAGCGAGGAAAGTGTTAGTTAAATGTTTGTTTTAATCTTTCCTCATTTATTTCAATGTGTCTATCAGCGTGATGTCTTGAACAGAACCAAATAATTTCTAATGGTTTTGAATAATCTTCATGGTGCGCTTGAGCTTTATTTCCACATATACAGCATGGATGTCTATTAATAATTCCATTCCTTAATGCGTTACCAACAATCTTGTGTGCTTTTCTTTTTTCAGGGTTTTCACAAGTCCATTTTTTATTATATGAATTATTTTTAATTAAAACCCTGCCTTCATCTCTATATTTTCTTGATTTTTCTCTGTGTCTTTTTCTTTCAGATAAAGCCCAATCAATATTTTTTTCTTTTTGTTTTCGTCTATTTTCTGAGTCTTGTTTTGTGCATGATTTGCACTTGTTTAGGTGTCCGTCAGACATCATTGAGTGCTTGTAAAATTCAAGCAACTCAAGATGTTGTTTACATTTGAAGCATTGTTTCATGCCTCTAATTAAAATCAAAACGGAACTATTGTCAAATTAAAATGGAATTTCTGAATCTTCATCTCTAGTTTTTGCTGGCGCAGATTTGGCCTTTACAGGACTTTTCCCTGCCGCTTGATCCTTTGGCTTCACCGATAAGCTGAAGAACTTCTTGCCGTCCTTCTTGGATTCTTTGAGCCACCCATTGAGCCAGTAATCAGTTCCCTCGATGTTGATGGATCCGTTGTAGTCTGGGTGAGTGTCTAGTTCTTTGCGGTCGTTTTTGAATAGTGATCCGCGATTTGTGTTATCGTATTGGTCTGCCATATTATTATTATAGTTAGTTTATATTATTGCATCGTTTTTGTGGTGTGATGCCACCAAGTCTGCATTTGTTTGCAGAAAGTGTAATGTTATGACTAGTCGCTCCAGCAATCGTAACTTCCTTCGTAGACATACCCATTTTCGTTCTTCGTTTCGTTGAACGTGAACGATTGTCCGAACATATCGTGAGAAGCACAGATGGACTCGATGATTTCTTTCGATAGATAGGACTTCGACGTGATACGGAATGTTCCCCAGTCCCGTGTGCCACTGGCATTGCGAGACTTGTCTGCCTCGACTGTGATTACGTTTAGTTGTTTCATTTGATGTTGTGTATTTATTGGACTAACGGCACTACATCTAGGGTTAAAATTCAAACTCGTCAACAGAATTTTCGTCGATGTGTGCAAAATATTTATTGTAGATTTCTTTTGCCTTTTCGTATTTTTCCTGAGCGTCCGCAAACCTAGATTTCATGCGGCTCTGCCAGATTGCTGTTGCAGTGTCTAGCAGAATGCAAGCCTCGTCGAAGTGGTGATCAATGTTCATCGATTTGTTCAAAACGAGAAATTTCTCCACGCATTTTTACAGGAACGAACACGTCACGTTGACCACGTCGATTCTTGCCGATGTGGATGCGCGAAGTTGGTTGGGTTTCTGTCTTCTTCTTGAACGATGAAGTCTCCTTCTTCTTCTCGTCAGGATGAGAGATGAGAACCAAGAAATCAGTATGATGCGCGATTGCTCTGGATTCCCGTACTGCACCTTCATCGTTGAGTTGTGATGCGGTGATTACTGCGGAGTTTGTTTTCAAGCCCGTCAACTTTAGTCTGCGTGATAGTTCACTCACTGCCTGTTCTCGGTTATCAGCGGATGGCATGGTTACGATTTGTAGGTAGTCAACCACGATCAGATCGGCCTTGCCAAGTGAAGCTAGTCTCGATGCCTCTGCTGCAATCTCACCAACCTCGGAGAGATCATCGCGGATCGTTAGCTTCATCTGCATGAGTTGGGTTATTGCGCTTGAGATATCCTTGGCTGATGCAACACCCCTCCACTCCGTGACTCCCTCCATCTCGCGCAGTGGCAGTATTGTTTTCCCAAGCAGATTGGAAGCGATACGTTGCAGAATAGCCTTCGCTGGCATCTCTAAGGAAAATATAGTTACTGATTTGTTGTTGAGTAGTGCCTGTAGTGCGGCTTGGTAAAGCAAGATTGATTTACCTCCGCTGGTCTGCGCTCCTACAACTAGCATCTCACCACGTCGAACACCTCCACCAAGCAACTTGTCCAGCTTGGGAATTCCAGTAGGGAAATTCTCTAGTGGGGTCTTGTCCTCCAGATCGTCCATAAAGTCGCTCAGATGGGCCTTCACGTCCTTGCACTGGTGTTCTGGTGCGATTGCATTAGCGAATGACTCAGCGAGGCTAGAAAGGTCTGCCTTCATAGCGCAAACGTCATCATGGTTATCCTCCCATGTCTTTATGGCATCCCTGTAACCTTTTGCTCGGATAAGTTGCGAGCGATAGTCCGCTGCGGTTTCAAGGCACATAGCACCGGGTGACAGGAAGATTGTCTGGAGGGTATCCATGACTCCATCCTTCCCACCACAAGCATTCAGCTTGCCTGTTGTCTCAAGATCACTCAATGCCCCTAGTGCGTTGGTGCTTCCTGTCCGCTGGTACACTCTTTCCAGTGCCGTGAAGATGAGTTTGTGTTGCGATAACGCAAACAGATCAGATGACCAAGCAAGGTGCGGTAGAACGTCTGGGTCGATTGCGATTAGTGATAGTGCTGCCTTTTCTGCTGTTTGTGCGATTGGTATGTTTTTCATTTTAGTATCCTCGGTTGTTTGTCTGTTGTGCCTTTTGTACCCATTCAGCTTTGAATCCTTGCCATCCTCTGGTAACGCATTCAGTGATTGCCTCATCGAGAGTCCATCCAGCTTCCTCTGCTTCACGTTCAATTCCGTTAAGTGCAGTTTGGGTTAATGGTGATTTCTTTGCCTTCCTGATTTTAATAAAATCATTCCAGACCTGTTCAGGAACTGAATCTGGTCTATTTATATTATTAGTAATAGAAGATGAAGAAGAAGATGAAGAAGAAGACTGTAGTGTTGCCTTTTGGTTGATACCATTTGGCAAGCAATCTTCAACCACCCTTGCAAGTGTGGTTGAACCACCCTTGAGCATTTTACGCATTTCGGCAGACTTCTTGCCACCTTCGGCACTCTTACGCACCCATTCATTCTGTTTTAAGATTTCCTGCTCCAACCTCTCATGCACCATGCATGAAGTGTCGTTGGGGTGTGGTTTGAACATGGTTGCAACGGTGGTTGCAAGGGTGGTTGAAGCACCCTTGCCAATCAATCGTGCTATTTGATCTGGATTCGATGGGATACTTCCGTGCTGCCAACAATAGCAAAGCAAGCGGATATAAGCACCCTCTTCTTCAAGACTCATCAACGCTACACGTTGAGATCCCAAATAATCAGCGGGGTAGAACTGAAATGCTGGTCGTTTAATTTTCATAGTATAAAAAAAGACCCACCTCAAGTGATACTCCCACAAGGAATCTTATGGGCATGAGGTAGGTCAAATTGGTTGGTTTTTAACGATGGTATCAAACATCGTGCTTCGTCTGAAGCTAACTCAAACTATCTAGATTCGTGAAGTAGTCAAATTTATTTTTACAGACCAGTCCCAAACCTCCAAAAGTTCCTGTGCCTTGGAGTCAACGAAGTCTTCACTTAACCCGTATGACTTTAGTTCAAGCCATGTACCATCAGGCAACTCACCAGTGCATTTTACCTCGTAACCAATACTGGGGTATCCATATTTTCGATGGTCGTAAATGTAAACCTCGACCTGTTTCTTCTTCCCCTCATTGCAGCGGCATTCTTCATGCCCTGCGAAGGTTTGGTAGAATGCAATGTCGGACTGATTGAGGAAGTCTTTGAATTGCTTCCATCCATTGCCAGTTAGTTTATCAAAGTTCAGTTCGTTCATAGTTTTACTTTCTTGGGTTTGTCTTCAACTAGCTTCACAATCTCCTCGGCAACATCTGGCTGGATCTGGGTTAAATCGTATCCTACCGAATCGCAGTACTTCTGCAATTTTGTAGCAGAGATGCTACCTCCGAATAGTTTAATGCTGTCGGATAATGACATTTCGGTGCAAGTACCGATATGTTCGATGACCTCTTCAGGATATGTCTCCCGTCCCTTTTGACGTTGCAGCTTCCACCCATAAACCTTCTCCCCTGATTGCAACTTTTCCTTGAGCAGATCCTTTGCCCAATCGACCAAGTAGTTGTTGAAAATACTGCTCTGTTTTATAAACATGGATAACCGCTCGATATCACCTGCGAGATGCTCCTGCATTAGCGCGAGGTTGGTCTGTAGATCGTTTTCAACAACCGCTAGTGTGTTGGCAAGCGGAACTGAGATTTGAGCGCACGTTGCTGACTTTTTACACCACTTGCAGTAATCGCAAGCTGTCGGTGTTTTGTCTGGGTCGTTGTATGCTGCTAGGATTCCCTCAACAACCTGCTTGGCTTCCTCGATTGTCCAAGAGTGCGTGACTACACGCTCCTGATCGCAGAATAGCAGGTGCGTAGTCCATTCGCGAATAGCGTATTCACCAGTCTCAAAATCGTAGCTTGCTGCCATGTTGCCGTAGGCATAGGCACATTGTTGCTCAAGATACGAACGTAGGATTCCTGACTTCAAGTCTAGGCTAGTGTGGATAGCAGGAATGCGGCAATCCTCGGTTCCTGTGTGATCGATGCCGGGGGTTTTAACTTTCAAGCTATCCTCGTCGGTTACCACCTCATGGTCACCAGCGATTGTTTTTGTCATCTCGATGGCCCACATGACCGCCTCAGCATCTTTAGGTTTTAGTGCGAGGAAGGGCTTATTATTCCCCATGAACATTTCCCTGAATGCCTCGTCCATGTGAGTCCCGCGAGATGCGGCATAAGACTGGCCTTCCTTGGACTCGAAACAGGCACACTCAGCCAGCTTGGGAAGTAGCGAGTGACGGATCATTTGGATGCCTCCCATTTCGCAACTGCTGCCAAAAACTTCTCTGGAGATACGATGAGGTTGTCGCGATACTTGCCAGCATTCAAATCATTCCACAACTGACCAACCTTGATCTCACCTTTCGAGATTAGATATCCTGTAGCCGATTCAGCTTTGGTTCCAATCACGGACTCAACCTTTGCAAACCAGTTTGGATCCTCTTTGGGTGTTACGGGTGCTATGACCTTTGGTGAAATTGTCTTAGCTTGCGGAACAACGCGAGATGCTGCCTGACCATCGTCATCTTCAGGTGCAATGCCACACGCTGCCATAAGCGAGTAACGTCTTGCATACGTCAATGCAGACCCGTATCCCATTGCGTCATTCTTGCTGGCTGGAACGTGCAGCTTACCCGCTGAGAATGTCTCACCAGATTCGTGGATGAATAGAGTTTCGACAATAACACCAGATTCACATTCGTGTGTCTGCTGGATCAATGCGATTCCGTTATCGTTAAGACCCGTGATGACTGCTTCGACGCAAGCAGACAGGTCTGCGTACCGCGAGCGGAAATGAGGGTTGGTTGATGATTTGAGTGCTGGCCCGAATGCCTTCTGAGCTTTGACTAGTGCTGATGCTATGTTTTTCATTTGTTTTGCTGGTTTGTTGTTTGTTTACTGACGAGTGAAATCTTCCCATTGTTCGCAAGTGCGTTCATGCTTCTTGCGCTTGTCGCAATACTTCTTGAAGCGATACAGGATGTTCTCCTGACCCAAGCGATAGCAAGCGAAGCAGGATGCGAATGAAAGTATGAAATAGGAAACCGCGATTGATGTGGTCATTTGTTTTGAGTGAGTACTAAGGTTATTCCGATTAGTCCGACAACGGGTGCTAATACCATGAACGCATCCAGACAATACTGGAGCGTCACGATGACTGGAACTTGTGTGAATGTTTCGATGATGCTCATATTAGAAAAGAGCAAGTGCGTTTTGTGCTTCCTCGTCAGACAGGATGAGATCACTGCCAAGATCGAGATAGGCATGGTTGCCAGTGGATGGTTGCCAGCAATACAGAAGTCTGCGTCCAGACCTGCTGGTGAATGGTTGTTCAGTTCCTCCGCAAGCAGGAAACCAGTTGTCGTTTGATGTGGTTGGTGTGTTCATTAGGGTTGTAGAATAATCAAAGCGGGTTGGGATTGTCAACAAGGTTTTTTTGGAAAGATTCCAGCGGACTTTAAAGCATCTTTGCACTGATCGATGAGCATCGAATCTTTGTGTCCATATGCGTCCACCACCGCTTGCAGTGCTTGCACCAATTTTGTGTGTGATGCGTTTTTGTAATGCTCGGAAGATTTGAATAGTTTCATTTTGTTTGTTGGGTTGTGGAGCGGGGGTAGAACCCGCTCCGTTTGGGTTTAGAGTTTAGCTTCAGCGTGTGCTGCCTTTGCTGCTTTGAATGCTGCCAGCTTGTTAACTACATCGTCTGCGTGTTCAGCGAAACCATTAGCGCGAGCGTGATCAGCATACTTGTGAGCGTTAGCAGTGGTTGGGTAGGAAAGATCGTAGCAACTAACTACTTTTTCGATTTGCTCAACAGAACGGATCAACTCACGCTTGGTGAGATCACGAAGACGAGCGAGATCACGGATCCCACGGGTAGCGGATTTTTTAGATGCAACCTTGGTTTGCTCCTCTTGAACGTCTTTCAGTGGCTGGACTGACCATGCTTCGCAACGGGGAGTTTGAAAGCGGATGAATTCGGAGAGGTAGCGTTTTGTTTGGTTGAACTCGTTCCATGCTTTTTTGAGGTTGCGTTGAGCTTCAGTGAGAGATGGTGAGTTAATGTTGCGATCTACAATCCGAATGTCGAGTTGCTCGGAAGGAGCAACGAGATTTTCAAGACTTGTCTTGGAAGAAGCCAATGCTGATTCAGCATAATCTTTGGAGATCTCAAAAGGAAGTCTTCCGCTACCATTGCATACTCCGTTGAATCCCCATCCGTATTCGACAGTGTATCCATGCTTGGCAAGTCTTCCGCTTGGGAGTTTTTGAGTTGATCCGCAGATTTGGCAGGTTCCGATTTGTGTAGCTTTCATTTGATTTGGTTTTTGGTTTTTCGCTTCAGGCGTTGTGCCATCCACTGAGATGAAGATACCAAGCCGCTTGGGTTATGCAACAAAATATTTTCACTTTTTTTCAGTAGGATAAAAATAGTTACTTAATTCTGTTGACACCCGCAGGTGCCGATAGAATCAAGCTGCACAGACTTCCATCTTTCTAGGTCTTCCACCTTTTGCACCATTGGCCCGTGCTGCCTCAACTTTTTTATCAGAAGAAACGCACCCGCCTTTGCGTCCAATCTCCGATAAAAACTGCCGTACTGAATCAGGAATTGTCATCTTCATCTTTGTCTCTTTCCTTGGAAACTCGCTTGTAGGAATCCCAGTCGATATCATCGTAGTTGTCTTGATACTTTTTCTCCCAAGTCTTGGTTCTGGGCTTATCTCCCTTGCCGTTTCGATGCCACTCATTGTTATCAATCTTTCCGTGGCTCATCTTCTTGCTCCTTGGTTTTGAATACCCCGTCACGAACGAAAATATGCTCCATCAATTTTGCCGCTAGGACGAACTTGAAACTCGTCTCTTGGAGCGTACGCATGATGTCATGGTAAACGTCATGCTGAGTGATTTTGGTTAGATCGATTTGAGAAAGGACTGCATCAATTGCTTGTTGCGTCTCTTCTTCTCCTGCTTGTTTTGGTGTGTTTGTATCCATAATATTTATTGGTTGAATGTTTGCTTCTCTCTCTCGATGAGCATTGCGTCTGCGTCCACGAAGGACAACTCTGCCACTATCTCAGGCAATTCACCAGAGAATTCTTCTGATGCCCTGTAGCCCCGCAGTGCTGCTCCTGCAAAGTAATCTCGGATTCCCATGCCAGAGTTTGGCTTGACTGCGGATGTCTTTGCATCACCACCGAAATGAGGCACAGGGAATGCAGGGTGGTTGTTGCGTTTAGTAGCCATGTAATTTAGCGATAAACTCGCGTTGAATTTTCCTGCGTTCTGGAGTGCGCGTCCAAAAGAACGCACACGCTTGATCGACTACAATTGACAACCGACGAATCCACGGATCTTCGTGATCTTCGATTCCGCACTGGTTGCGTCCGATCCCTTTTACTGGTTTTGTATTTTTCATATTTATGTTTTAAAACATAGCAGGAACGAGGATGCATCCTCTTTTCAGACACGGGTTCCAAAGGTTACGAGTCACCAAGGACTCCCCGACCTCGATGCGACTCTATTAGAGTTCATCCGTAATCCATCTGCCTACTATTAAATTTATTTCTTTTTAGCCTTAGCTTTCTTTTGTACGGCATAGGCAATAGCGAGTGCTTGCTTCTGCGGCTTGCCGTGTTTCATTTCAGTTTTGAGATTGCGTTCAAAGCAATTCTGTGATGCACATTTTCGTAGTGGCATAGGTTTATTCTTCTTCTTGTTCTATTTCTTTTAACAATTCATTTAAGTCAGCACCTTCTTCAAGTGCATCGCTTAAATCTTTGTCATCATCTTCTGTTTGAATTGGAAGATCCCTCATTAGTTTAGCATACTCTGCCAAATCTTTTTCATCATTCTTCATCAGTGTCTCCATCTGTTTCTTCATCTATCTGTTCATCTATTGATTCGTCTTTATTTTTTTGAGATTTAAGAACCTCGGATGCTTCTGAAAAGGTCAAAGGCTTTTTACCTTTCGGGAAAAATACACTAAAGATTTCATCAAAGCTAGATTTTTCTGCACCCTCTGTTCCTGTCCATCCACGATCATCCCAGTTGTGCTTTTCTGCAAACCACAAAATAGCCTGTAAATCGTCAGGATTCATTCCAAGTTTCTTTGCTGCGCGTTGCATTACAACCTGCCCCAAAGCGAAGTCTTCGTTGGTTACACCAGTTTCTGATTTAGGCTGAATTCTCCAAGGTGTTCCAGATCCTTCGTGCAATATCTGACGCATGAATCTTGCTGCCCAAACATCGATTGTTGCTTGAACAGTCCTTCCAGACAGATTCCCTGCAAAGTTTGGTGTCTTTGGTGCTTTCCTGTTATCCAACCAAGTTCCAGCAATAACCTTCATTACTGCCATTGAATTGGCATTGAACTTCTTTCCATTTGATCTTAATGGCATTAATCCAGAAGCATTAATAACAATTGAAAATCTATTCTTTTTAGTTCTATCTTCTGGTTTGACAGCTATTAATTCTTTTAGCTTTTTAGCTTCTGATTGAATTACTTTTTGTTTTTTTCCAGTTGCTTTTTTTGCTGCCTTATTAAGATCTGATATCTTGTTCTTTATAACAGCAATATAATTCCTATCATCAATAAGATCGTTTAATTCGTTTTTATTTTCAGCATTAATCATTTCAAGATATGCTTTTCTATTTGAGTCATATCTGCCAGATTTCATACCTTCATAACCATCCATTGCTTGAAGGAAGTTTTCATTGACTGGAGTTTTCGCGCTAGTTGCACCAAGCAATTGCGAAAGAAGCTCACGTCCTTCAACACCTAATGCATTTAAAAGATTTTCACGCATTCTGCTATACCAACCAGAACCTGCTGATATATCAGCGTTCTTCATTGCCTCATTGGTCTTGCTGACCATTATGTTTGCAGCAGCATCAACAGCACCAGAATCAATTGCGGAATTGATTTTCTTTTGAGCAACTCCGCTTACGTCATAAGCAAGCTCATCATAATTTGGTTTTGTTGTGTCTTCTGGGTTATTACCAGAGTAATTATCTATAAATGGAGATGCAAGAAGCTCGTATTTTTGTTGTACAAATTTAGGATCACCCTTTGGATCAGTTAATGGTTTTCCATTCCTTATTTCTTGTAGAACAGGAACTGTTTCATCATCACCTGAGTCTATTGTGATATATTGTTTTTCTGCTTCTTTTTTCTTTTTAGGTTCTTTTTTAGCGGTTTTAGGCTTTTTAGCACCCTCCGCTGGCATGAACTGCAAGCCAGTTGATCTTGGCAACTCACCCTGAATTGGCTTATCGTTCTTGTCGAGGATAGTGATTAGATTCTCGTCGAAAATAACGTAGTTGTATGTGTTTTTTTGTTGCTCTTTTTCAAGTGTAGCAAGTCTATTTTGTTCGTCTTTTAGAATTTTTGAAAGAATTGTGTTTGACGGATTAAAATCTAAATCACGTTGAGCTATTTTTACGCGAGCTTTTGCTTCTTCTAATGTTTTAGGATTAAAACGTGATGTTCCGTCGAGATAACGAATGCCGGGTATGCCAAGTTCAAGAAGTTTTGAAGATGCTTGTTTTTGAATGGATTCTGCATTTCCTTTTGATGGTAATCCAAAGTCAATATAGATAGCAGATCCAGAACGATTTTCTAAAGCACCAAGGTCTTTAACACCATGATATTGTTTAATAATATTTCTAATTTTTTCACTCTGTTCACTTAAAGGCTTATCCCAGTCAAGCAAGTCCTCGTCTTTTACATCGAGATCGACCTTGTAGAGATTGCCTTGTTCAAATTTAATCTCTTTCTTTGATTTAACTTGGCTCAACGCATCATTAAACTTTTTAGCGTATTCCAATCCACCTTGTTCTACAGTGTATGGTTCACCTTTTTCAGAGTCTTTTTGTAAAGTTTTACCAATCTGTTTTGCTTGATTTATTCCTTGATGATAAACTAATGAAATCGCATGACGAATTGGGTTTTTGTAATCGTCGCTTCGTAGTGACATGCCTTTCCATTCGTATGTTCCGGGAGAATTCCAATCGGTTAGCTTATCCTTGTAATCTTGAGCAACTTTTCTAGCTTGAGCAAAATACAAACCCCATCCATATGCTTGCGCTCCTTCACCAGTGCCAATGTTTGCTAATTTGAACTTGTCTACGTCAAATGGAGTTCCGTGGAATGCAGGAAGGAAGTTGATCAACCCTGCGGAGGATACCAATGCATTTGAGAATGGCTTGATAACTGCGTCTGGAGCAGGTTTTGCACTGGTGATTATGTCAGAAGATTGTATGCCTTTTTCTGAGATATCAGGTTCAATTGTTTTTGCAGAAACATTTAATTGTTTTGATTTTCCAACAGGAACACGAAAATCTTTTCTTCCATCAGGAAACTCATCATCAATAATTAGTTTTTTAGGGTCAATATTTACTGCAATAACCGTTCCATCACCATATCCAGTTCCTTCTTTTGCAGTAGTAAAATAAACATCAGGTTCACCCCTTGATTTTAGCAAACCTGTATCAATTATTTTTTTCGCAGAATCTTTTGTAGTTCCATGATATAACGTTACTGTTCCATCAGGATTTAATGGCAACTCAGTATTTTCATCTATCTTTGGAGAGATATCAGGCTTCAACTCAATATCAGGCAACATTGCCTTACCCCTCACAGGAGGCTCAATTTCACCCAGTGAGAGTGCCTTCGCTCCAACCTGCTTGGTTGGTGCGGATATGCCTTGTAGTGGCCGAATACGCGCAGAGATCGGCTCGTATTCGGTGGGTTGCTCTGCTGGCATGAATTGCAACTGACCACCACGGACTTTACCTGCCATTTCGGGAGTGATGTCTACTCTCCAGATGGGGGTTGTTTTAGCTGGACTAATTTTAGTTTTAGGGACTGCATTTCGAGTTCTCGTAACCTGAGTCCATGTGCTTTCTTTTTGAGTAGTTATTTCACTCTTCTCAACCTTGCCACCCATCTTTGCGACATACTTGCCAATCTCTTTAGGCAATATAGTGTCGTAGAATCCCTTCATTCCTTCACCACCGACTGTGAGATCGTCACCAGTTGCAGTTCCAGAGTTTTCAGCAAGGATCTTAGATGCAACTTCTTTTCCTAGCACCTCGCTCAATTGCTTTCCATTGGCATCAGCACCAGCATCAGCAAAATTAGAATCATAGGAAAAGTCATAGACGGTTCCATCATCGTTTATTTTACCTGTCAATATTGTGTTTCCATCTTTGATGGCAGCAAATGCTTTTTGATAACCCTTTGGAGTATTCCAAGTGATCTCATCGACTGCCTGACGCATTGCTTCCTCGTATCGCTTTACCTGCTCGATGCCAGTAGTCCACCCAATCCATTTCTTGTCTGCATCAACGGCATCACGCAGTGCGCGTTTAAAGAGTTGGATAGACCAGTCTTTGCGGAATGGTGCGTCTGGGATTCCTCCAACATTATCAGATGCAATTAAAACATTATCATTAAGACGATTAAATTCAGATGAATGCTCATCACTCCACTTTGATCTATATGCATCATGCTTATATTCAGAATCCGTAGCAAGCGGAGGAGTCCCATAGGTTGGTTTAATTACATTATCAACAAAATTTCTTTTTGCTTCTTTTGCAACTTCAAGTTTTTGTTCTGCCTCTTTATCTTTATACCCTTCTTCTCTGCCTGCCTGATGCCTGTCAGACTGAAACTCCTCGACAAACAACCCCTCGTTACCCTGCGCGTCAGTACGCTCGTTGAGACGCATATGCGCTACATAGTTGGGTGTTTCAGGGAAGTGGGAGGAGGTGTATTGGTTTTTATAAAGACCAGACTTTTCAAGTTGCTTATATTCAGCAAATTGTTCATCTGTCATGTATGTTGCTCCAATTTTATTTAATTCATTATATCGTACTAATTTTGGATCAGGCATCGTCATAACCACCTCGCGGTAGTTTGTGCCACCGGGGAGTTGTAACCCTGCAAATCTTGGAGGATTAGCTAAACCCTGACCTTGTAAATCTAGCTTCTCTGCCCGTGTATTCAAAAACTCGTTTTCTCTGAAATACTTTTCTGCTGTCTTTTTGTCCCCACGTCTTTGAGCTTGTTGAGCCAACGCCATTACTCTCTCTGCTTCACTGTATAGAGTGTCAGTAGTGCTTTGATCTCTGATATTCATCAATTTGATCAACTCATCGTACTTGTCCTCTCCGAATGATGGGTCATCAATTGGATGATCTTTGAGGTTTCTGTATTCAGCCTCAAGTTGATTTAACCTATTCTGATCAAATGCTTCCTTGCCACCAAGCGTCACCTCTTCAAACTTAACAGCACCCTCGTTGCGAAGGTAATCCATTACCTTGTCTTTCGGAACCTTTCCGTTGTTCTCCGCTGCAAGACGATCAATCTCACCAAGCACTCCAGACCACTTCAGTTCCTCGGCCTTTGCGTTCTGTGGGTTGGTTACGATTGCCTTCAACTGATCTGGTGACGCAAATTTACCCTGAACCTTTTCGTCGATGGTCTTTTGTAGTCCAGAGTACATTCCACGCTCGGAGGTTGGGTAACGTTCCGTTTCTGCTGGCATGAACTGCGGTTTAACATCAACAAAATCCAATGACTCTTCAGGCATGAATTCATTGTCAAACATGGAAACAATTCGGATATTTCCATCTTTCTCATCAAGTGATTCCGCTGGTTTTAAGTCATCACCTTCACGCAACCTAGATTCAACTTGGTCAAGATTGCCTGTATTGATTGCATTTCTGATCTCTTCAGCGGTTACAGATGGAAGTTCGTTTGCGAAATCCTCTGGAGTTTGGAAGTCTGCCAATGGATTTTCCGCTGGCATATAGTTCTTTGTATTCAACTCATAGTTGAATGGCATCTTCTTCAAACTCGATTCGTTGTACTGATTGATTCGATCAATTCTACGGCTACGAACAATAACATCGATTGGATCTTTTCCTTTTTGAACTGGAAGTTTAGTCCTGCGTGGGTTTGCTGCTTTTGTATCAGCATTCCATACGTTGAATAAATCGTTTACAGCATTCTTCTTTTCAAGAGCAATAGCAGCATCTGGATCAAGTCCAGTTTCACCACGTTCACCCTTAGAATGGTTATCAAGAACTTTGATCACATCGTCCCAGAAACTAGCAGTATCACCATTCCACAACTTTAGATTCTCTGGCTTTTTAGCAAGCCAAGCGTTCATCTTGTCATGCATTCTGCTAACAGACATCGTTGTGATTAGGAAGTTACCTTGCTTAGAAAACTGGAATCCAATTGGAATTTCATCTCGGATTTGCGGAGCTAATGCCCTAGATTTTCCACCTCGCATTGCGGCTTGATACTCCATGTACATCCTAGTTCCATCTTTCCTTCGCAGGATTTCATTAACAAATAGAATCTGACGTTTAAGATTTGGGGAAACAATGGTGTTTGGAAGTGCAAGAACAGCGTTAACCTGCGCTTCGCTCATCACTCCACGATAGTTTCCGTTTCCAGTATCCTCCAATTGCAATGCACCTTTGGACAATGCAGAGTCGATAGCGTTACGAATGACCTTTCCGCGATTCCGTGACCTAGCTTCAATCTCACGATTGGAAAGGATTTTTGGACTTCCATCAACATTGCGAGCGATTCGCGTTCCAACCTCAACCTGCGTTCCATCAGGCATAGTGCCAAATGTAATATTAGGCCCAAGATTCATTGGGTTTCCGCTTTCGTCTACCAATTGTCCACCTTGGATTCGATATGTTCCAACAAATGGATCCACTCCAGCATTAGGTGGAATAGGGATTTCCTGTTTACTCCCATCTGGAGCGGTCATTGTTGCAACCTGTTCCTTCTCGAAAATATCAGAATTCTTAAATTTTTCCTGCAATGTACGATCAGAAAGAATCTTTGTGATTGGGATTTCTACCTCTTCTTTTCTGGAATCTTCCTCATAGACCATGCTCTGGTTTAGATTCTTTAGTTGCCTTTGGTATTGCCGAATCATTGCAAGCGATTCTGGGGTCAATTCTGCTCCAAGAACAGTGGATATGTCACCACTATCATCAACGATGATTCCACCCTTGCGTAGTGTTTCTTTGATTTTCTTTAAAGCACCATTCTGAGTGTTGACTTCAATCCAATCAACAACCTGTCTTCCAATCGAATCAAGTCCAGCACGGGTTCCACCACTGACATTTCCAGATCTACCTGCGATTTCCGATAGGATTTCCTCTTTGATATATGCCCGTAACTTATTTTGATCACCACCAAATTGAGATTTGAATGACTCTCCATTGTCGGATGGTGACATTGAAGCGGCATATGTGTCTGCATACGCATCAAGTTTATCGTCAGAGTAAATTCCCTGTGTGACTTTATTTACAGTTCCATCATCATTTACAATATTCTGGTCAAACAACTCCCTTCGCAATGGAGCAAGCATATCACGAACCTCAGTAAATCGTCCAAGTGCGTGTTGCATCTCATGTCCAACCACATTTCGGATATTAAACCCTTCGTTGGATAACTGTTTTACAAGATCACCATTAATTACAATAGTTGCTCCTTGCAGGTTCTTCTTACGCATGAATGCAGGGACTTCATTTCCCTCCAGATCACTTCCTTCAGAAATTGCAAGACCACGCGCAGATTGTGCTGAACCAACTTCATTGTAAAATCCATCTACAATCCTTCTAGAGTTTATTAGGTTTTCACTTTCCTGTGGGCTTAAATCTGGGTTGCCAGTTAGACTTGCAATTACACTTTCAGCATCAGTCAATGTAGCACCATATGAATTACGGAAGAATCCTTCCATTTCGGATGGATCAAGGATCTTAACTTGAATGTTATTTAGACCCGCTGCCTTACCAGTTGTCTTAGCGAGATCCATTTCATCAGCAAAAGCTAGATGTATTTGACGCAAGATTTCCTTTTGTGTTTGCGGAGTAGATTTATCTAGTTTTTCAATGTTTTGCTTTTGTCTGATAATCTCTTTTTTGATTAACTCAACTTCAGGCCCAAAAGTAACATTCTTTTGTTTTTCAAGAGCATCAACCTTTGATTGAATCGCTTTCTTGCGTTCATCAATACTGCCCAGTTTTTCCATTTTAGGAACCAAATCTGGATCCACTGAAGACAAGAATCGTTTAATATCGGCATCCTCATCTGCTCTCCTAGAACTAGGGTCTGGAGTAATGATCGTATCAATCTTCTGTGCAAGACCTGTTCTTGGATCAATAACAGCACCTGCTCGCTCCATTATCCGCGAACCAGTAAACGCTCCAATTCCAAATCCAGATCCAGCAGCTTCAAATCCTTGTTCAATTGATTCAATGTCTGGAAGACCAAGAATTGTGTTTAATACAGCACCATTCACACCTTGTTGAGTGATGGCATTACCCTGTCTAATCATCCAGTCTGCTGCCCTTGCTCTACCAAGACCACCTCTTGACTCTGCGCTGAATAATCTTTTTGTTAATGCTCCTGCGTTTGGTTTTGCTCCACCTCGTTCAACCAACCCTCTGCGTCCAGCAGCACCACCAACGTCAACAGCAGATGCGATATCCTTGAAAGTCCTAGCAATCTCTTTTGTTGCTATTGCCGCTGGTTTTGCTGCTAAAATAGTTCCAGTAATTTGAGGTGCAGATATAAGTCCTGCAATGGATCCTCCTCTTATTAAAGTGTCTGGATCACCAGTAACATATTCTCCTAATTTCCTTGCTCCAGTTTGAACACCAGTAATTCCTTTTTCGGTTAGTTCTGCTACCTTTTCAACTCCAGTAGCAATTGGTTTTACAACTCCCTTTAAAGCTAATTCTCCACCTTTTTGAACCGCTTTACCTGTGTATTTTCCAATTCCCTTGGTGGCAATGTTAGCACCCGGGATCGATATTGGAGATATAACTTCTCCAAGTGAAGAAATATATGGGTTTAACTCTTCTCTAGTTAGACCAGATTCTAAAACCAATTCAGAGTACGCTTTCTCTGCTTCCTTGGCATCTTCTTCAGTTCCACCTTGCAGTTTTGCCGCAATTCCTGCGGCTTTTTGTAATAGCACATTTTCTGCAAGTATTGCTGCCGCACGATCTGGATTTTCGTCTCTCCTAGCTTGTTGATATCCTTGAAAGCGTTCTCTCCAACGATATCTTTTAAATCTCTCATCAGCAGACAACCCTTGTAGTTTATCTGTAAATGAAGAACCAGACTCATAACCCTTAATTATTGTTCCTGCTGTATCTTCAAGATCAGACATAACTCCAGAAACAGCAGAACGACCCGCAATCTCTGCACCTCTTGCTGCTATATTTGTTTCTTCTGGAGTAGCTAATCCTAGATGGTATTTAGCACCAACGTAAACAGGTTTAACAGCACCTTCTCTTGCTAATTCATATGCACCTCTTGCAAGTTCCCCAACTTTAACTGCTGCTACTGGTAAGAATTTACCAATTCCTTTTCCAGCTTGTTCAAGCAATGGAACTTTATCTTGTTCATCAAAGATCATTCTTTGTTGAACTTCAGAAAGTGGTTTGCCTTCTGCCTTTAGTTTTTCAAGTTTAGCAACATCAAACTCCTTTTGAGTACTTTCTTCCTCTTGCTTCTTAAATTCATCATCAGCAATATCAAGAATTGATCCTTGTTCTTGCTTCTGTTCAGGCTTATTTATTTGTGCAAACTCCTCATCTGCAACATCAAGAATGCTCGGTTCATTTGCCATTTTTATTTAGCTTGTTGTAATTGCGTTTTTAAAGATTTGTATTTGTTGATCAATTCTTTTGCAGCGGGATCATTTGCTTGAGATTTCGGAATCGATCTCATTCTTTCTGAAAGAACATCAATCTCTTTTGTGAGTTGAGTTTTATCTAAAGGAATATCAAATGGCTTAATTACATAGTCTGAATTAAGTCCAGCATCAGATGCCATTTGAGTAAATCTTGGGATTGTCTCTTCATTTGCTCTTTCAAGGCCCATTCTTGTTAACTCCATAGTTAACTTTCTCATATTTTCTCTATCTGCTTGTGGAAGTTTGGATCCTTTTGAGAAACTTTCTGCAATAAACTTTGGATCATACTTATTTAAGAATGCAATCGCAGATTGCATAAGAGCAACATCACCTTCACGAACAGCAACACCGGGATCAATTAATCGTTGGAATGCATTAATTGCAGTGATATCGGAAAAGCCATTTTGTTTTTCTAACGAAGATAAAATTGTATCCTTTGAGTCTCTAAATATTAATGCTCTTGAATACGTTGGATCTTGTCTCAAATTATCCTGCATGGACAAAATAATTTGGACTTGTTCTTTATTTAACTTTGGAGTAGATCCCGGAGCCACATACTTGTCATTTATTTCTGGTTCCTCTACATAAAAGACTGTCGTGCCTAACTCCTTGTCAGTTTCGCGTGTTATTTTTGGAGGATTATAGTTCGGCATTAACTTTTGGATTCTAGTAGCAGCAATCTTTGCGTCCTTTTTACTTTCGTATGGATATTGTGTTAAGTTTCCAATCTCTTCGTCAACACTTACTTCAGGTTGTGGTTCTTCCTGAAATGGTTGAGATGCCTCTGCCGCAACAGTTGCTTCTTGAATCATTTTAACCCTGTTTTCTTCAAGTTTTGCCAGCATAGCAGGGTTTGATTTAAATGAAGATGGTTGAGTTGTAACAGCGGTTGCAGGTAGAACTGTTGGAGTTGGGGTAACAGGGATTGCAGTGCGAACCTCTGGTTCAGGCACAGGTACTGGTTGAACAGAAGCACCTCCAGTTGCGGCTTGCATATATTTAAGAGGTGGATTTGTAACTGCTAAAATTTGCTCTTGTGAAATAACTGGTTCAAATGGGGGTGTTGCAATTGCTGATGGTTGTTGAAATGAAATATCAGCCAAAACACCACCTCTATTAAACCTGCTCAAATCTGGTGCAGGTAATTCATCTTCAGTTGACGTGCTTCCAAATAATGGTGTTTCAAAATCAGGTGTAGGGTTCTGAGGTAAGTCCTTATCAACTGGAGTTACTTTTTCAAAAAACCCTGCTGCTCTTGATCTAACTGGAACCTTTCCACCACCACGCTCCTCTGTTCTTTTTAATAAATCATTATATCTTGCTTGTTCATAAAGCAGTTCTTCTGGAGTCTTTTCTGCTCTAATTCTAGCAAGTGTTTTGTCTCTTTCAAATTTAAGTGCTTCCTTATCTGCTTCTTTAGCCTCGTCATCCTTTGCTTTAATCGCAGCAAAAACAGGTTCAGCAAACGCTTGGAAACCCTTTGCAGCACCCATGCTGACTAACTCCTGCTGCGCGGAAGGAACCTCGTACTTGGGCATTGGAGTAAACGATACGCTTACTCCAACGTCGAGAGGTTTCAACGCAGAAAGAGGACTCGCTCCCAGATTTGCGGTCTGTGGAGTGTACGAATAGCCACCAGTGGGTAGTGCCATAGGTTATACCCCACCAAATGTTAGTCCAGATGCTGAAGGAACTGCGAATTGGTTTACACGCGAAGTGCCACCACCCGCTCCTTGATTTGCCATTGCAGTTGTCATCGCAGGGTTAACCATAGTTGGGTTTGGTACGTTAGCACCAGTGGATGGTAAAACACCAGATGCCGCTCCGAGATTTGAAAGCGCACCAGCACGGGCAGTGTTGATGTCGTAGCCAGTTCCTGTTGCGGCTGCCCCTGCACCTTGTGCCGCAAGCAAGCTACGTTGACGTGCAGCGGCATCCTCTGCTGCCTTTAGTGCATTCATACCACCAATGGACTGCTGTGCGCGTTGTGACCCCTCACGCGCAAGCATCGATGCTTGCTGGTTTTGGGCCTCAATCATAGCGTTACGTTGAGAAAGATCCGTTTCGCGTCGAGCGCGGGATGACTCTTCTCTATTTTGACGCATTTGCTCAAGCAACACAGGTGTGTTGTCTGGTGCTGGTGGTGGTGTGGGCATTTTTCCTCCTCCCATAATATTACTCCTTAATTTTAATGTTAATTGTTTGGTTGTTGTTAGTGAAATACATTTAATATTTCAAATTGTCAATTTCTTTCTCGCTTCTTTGCACAAATCAGACCCCGGTTGGAATTGTCTGCAAGAATTCGGCCTGTCTGCATAGATCTTGCAACACACTTTCTCACCAACTTTTCCGTCCAAGGCAACGCATCGAGAGTCAGTAGTTTTCATTAACGGGTAGTCTTCCCTTTGCATCTCTTTCGGAATACCAGTCGCATCAGATCGATCTCGTCGCAACACAGGCCATGACCATTTGAAGCAACAACAAGCACCGCACTTTTCGCAGTCGTATTCATCGTCCATTAAGCACGGGTAGCACGGGGAACCCATCCCATTCCAGCATTAAATGATCCAGTTGTTCCGGGTGCAGTATGTTTTAGCATTTCTGCTTGTGATCCAAATCCACCAGTACCACCAGCAGCACTGCCATAAGCACCAATTGCAGCAGTTCCAACGGACTTAAACGCATCTGCCCATCCTTGCGATACTTTTTCATCACCAGCCTCTGGAACATCGTATCTACCCATCGATGAAAAACCAAGACTGCCACTTCCGTCACCACTTCCACGCTGCATGGCAGACCACGCTGAAGCTGAATCAGACTGCGATTTTGTTGCGCGATCATACGGGGATGCTGCCGCTTGACCAACCTTTCCAAATGCGTCTTTTATAGCATCACCCATTTGGTTCTGTTGTTGCTTTTGTGGATTGTAATCTGGACGAGGTTGCGCTCCAGTTCCTAACTTGCCAGAAAATAGATTTTGCATTGTATCACCAGATCGACCAATTGCATTCGATGCACTACCAAGAAGTCCACCGAATTGACTGTTTGCCACTGGTGTTGATGCTGCCCCTGTTGCGTTTGCTGATTGTGATCCACCCATAATATTATTCTTCTTTGTTGTTCCAAGTTACTGGTTTAAATCCTAAGTCTGGTATTACGATATCATCGTAAGGTGCAAGGTGCGAAATATTCGTGATCTTTGCCTTTAGCTTTGGACAATCGACGTGTGGGCCTTGGTGACGATCAACGCAATTGAGGCAAGTGGGATAGAAGTCAGCATTGAGTGACTTGTCTGGGTTATTCATCCACCCATGTTTTCCCTTTACATATCGTGTTGGATCTGGTTTTACGTTGTTTGTTTCAAGATATTCGTAAACATCCTCGTCAGTCCAATCTTTTAGCAAGTAAAGTGACACTGGACTTCCATCGACGTGACGAATATCTTGTGCCAATGGAACATGACCTTTAATCAAGTCTGTATCAGTATATTTAGTTCCGATCCACACTGCATTCCACGGAAAATTAAATGTTCCAGTTGGACGCATTAGAAAGTCATCAACACCGCACATAAATGGCTCGTTTGCTTTAGGACGTTCAGTTCCCAAAGATAGAACTATGTTATTATTACCCCAAGGGAAATAATGAAGTAAATCAAATCTAACCTCACCAGTTTCTACATCAGGCCCATCAGAAAGACCATATTTTAATGCTGGGTATTCATATACAGATAATTGCCAATCTTTAATTAGCTTATCTGAATATGCATATCTTTCGCGGAATTTAGGTTGTCTAAACTGAACAACGGGAAGATCAATTCCACATTTGAATTTTAGAAAATGCAAAAGGACAGTTGAATCCTTTCCACCAGACCAAAAGATGACCGAATTGGGCCATTGCTTGTTCCAATTAACTGCTTTATCGATTGTTTTATGTATTAGGTTTTTCATCAAATAATAATTGCAGCAGTAGCCGCACCAGCAACTGCACCACCACCAGTAATCCAAGATCCCATTGCGGCATTTTTGCTTTGCGCGTTTTGGGCCATGACTTGGTTCATCATGTTATTATAGTTCTGAGTGTCAGCAACATTGGCGGTGTGAGCAGACTGGATGTTACCCATTGAGCGGTTAATTGCGTCCTGTGCTGTTTGTCCAAGTCCTTGCGCTCCAGAGAGGACACCACGTTGCCACTCTTGGAGACTCTGTTGGTTCTGGCCTTTCGCTGCTTGTTGAGCCGCAACCAATGAGCCGGGGTCAATTCCACCCTGCATTTGTGTTGCATCAAGATACTTTTGACGCAGAGCCAAGTCTTCCAAAGCAATCTGCCTGCCTTGTGCCGTGGATTGGTCAAACATTGCAGACTTGCCGATAGTGGATCCCATGTCGATTCCAGTTCCCATCATCTGCGCTAATCCTTTTGTCTTTGCCCACTGCCCCAGCTTATCTTGCCAACTCTCAGGTGATGTTAGTTTCTCAACAGTCTCACCCATTCCTGCTCGCATCCTTGCTGTTGCTGGATCCACCGACTCTTCAAATTGACGTGCGCGATTGGCATTTTCGATACCTAATTCAAAAGATTGTTTAGATACCGCAGATGGATCAAATGTTTGCTCAATTGGCTTTAATTGGGATGTTAATTCAAGAAATCTAGCTTGAGACGCAAGACCACCATACATACCCTTGTTTGCATCAGATGCCATCATCATGTTAAGATCAGGACGAGGCTGTTGAATTGCTGGTTTGTATGTTTGGCCACCCATAAGTTTAATTAAGTTAAAGAGTAAACTTCTCTTTTGAGAGGAGTCAACCCTAATTTTTGGATTATTTCGCTTGTAAAGTTAGGTCGTTCATCGATTAAAGGTACACCAATGTACCCCGGTGAGTTTGAGAGTTGCGAGTGCGCTTTCCAATCGCTCATCACCTGTATAACATCTTGTGGTCTTGTATACTTAGGGTGAAATGCTGGATAAATTGTCGGAACAAAAACATGATCGGAATATCCAAATAGCACACCATCACGATAATGTGCATAAACATTAATATTAGGATGTTCTATGATCTTATGATCGAATTCTTCAGCAAAATCAACGAGCTCCAAGAATTCATTAGTTCCTTTTTGAACAAGTTTATATTCAATTTGTGGCCTCATATTTATTAATTAAATCCAACCAGAATATCATCTGGATTGGCTATGGTTTGTGTATAGTTAGCAAATCTGTCAGCTTGTGCCTTCAGAATATTGTTGCGAGTAGAGTTACTACCGCACACCGCGCATGGCAAGCAATTATTTTGCCCAGTTGTGAATGGAATTGACGAGTAAATTGGAACCACGGGATCATCACCGAATGGGGAGATGAACTTGTTTGGGAAGCTAGTGACCTCTTTGGTTGCTGTGGTGATGCTTGGCATATTAACAAGGGTTCTGCGCTTTAAATTGTTGAGCAGCGGAGGTTGCCGATTGCATCGCAAGCACTCCTGCTTCCTCTTGAGCGTGTTCAAAGCTGATGTAGGACAAAAATGTTGCCGATGCCGTAGCCGAAATCGATTTCGTTGGATCAGCGTTACAGATCAGCGTTACAGTCTTCCAAACCTTCGCACTATATGAGTTGTCGTTTGCGGATTGTTGCTCGTATGGATTTGGAAGTAAATCAATCGACAATGTTTCACCAGTCTGTGCAACAACGCACGATTGCGTCTCATCACCCTGCGGTACACCAGTTGATTTCTCCTGCCAAGGATCCATGAAGAGTCGAACAATTTCCACTCCAAATTCACCGCACCACTCGATTAGTAACGAAAATGCCTTATCGACATCATCTGTCAGATATGACTCGCAAGTTGAAACAAGGGAATTGCGTTGAGCCGATTCAGTCGTAAGTCTTCGGTATTGGGAGTTCAAAAACCCTAGATTCTTAATCTCAGATTCGTATGGTGTATTTTCCCACTGGTAGTCAGAAGTGACTGCCAGAATGCGTTTCTCTAGGATTGAGTTGTACGATCCCTTGCTGCCTCTGTATGACACTTTTAGATCAACTGTGCCACCAATCTGCGTCGATTCAATCTCAGCATAGACAAACTTCTTTAAATCCATTTCATCACCAAGCAATGGAGTTTCAAACTGCGAGTAAATCCGATTGTAGAGTGTGGTTGTGGTTTTGTCTGGGTTGATCTGAAGGTAAGAATCCACTCGTTCTGGTTGGAACGATTCCCAGAGATGGTTGAATGATCCATCGTTTGTTGCTGCGTAATCCACAGAAAAATGGAAGCATCGAGACTGCCCGTCAACAACACCTGTAGTCCATTCAACTGGACGAGTTCCTGTCCAAACTCCAGCCCATGCTGGGAACCTGCTTTCCCCACTGCCCCATTCGGAAGCGGCAGCATAATCCATTACCATCGTGTCTGAATTTAATGTCTGCAAGTAAGGGATAGAATAGAGCAAGTAGTTCTCAAAACCCGTGGCACAAATCTTGGTTGGGTCTGATGCCATCAATCTTTTAGCCCTTGCCATTTCAACGTCTTTGAATAGCACCTGCGAAGACAGATATGCAGTAGCAGCAGGATCCGCTGTCATCAGACCACCTTGAGAGTACCACCACATTTGACCTGCTTGGAAAGCGATTGATTTTCCAGCAATGCAACCAACAGTTGGGTAAAGTGTAGATTGGAAGTTTTCAGTTGTGACCCATTGATCTCGATCAAGGATGCCTGATTTAAGCTGGAAGGTAGAACGATCAGTAAATACGATCAGACGAGTTGACGTATCCTGACCGACATAACTAGTCATGCCAGTGATAGGACGTGAAAAGCTAAAGTCACCACGGGAAGTGCCTGTTGTACGTTCTTGAAATGAGGTTGGATCACCTAAATCTGATGCTAGTACAATATTTTTATCTGCAATCCACATTCTGTTTCCAGAGTATGCCATCCAGTATCCCACGGGAATCGTGGAAAGTTGAACACCTGCTTTATCAGCACCATCCCAGTACGAAGGGTATGAAATGCCATCTTGGATCATTACGATTCGATGCGCTGGTGTAGCGAACTCTTGGGAGCCAGTCGATAGGTTTGCTGAACGTGTGGCAAGTGCAAATACAAATTGATCGACATCTGGTGACATCGAGATGTTTTTCAGACGAAAATCTTCCCAGTTGCTTGGCTGGACTAGAGGAAATGGAGAGAAGTAGACGTTTCCATTCACGGCAAATACCATGTAGGACAACTCGCTTGCAACAACACCATTTCCATCCACGTCGAAGATTTTAGCTGGAGTTGTTGTAATTACCCCATCCCGATCTTGTGTGAGTGCAGCTTCCTTTTGTTTGTTAGAGGAAAACAAAACGCCACCTTGGAAGTTGCCAGCGGGAAGGGAGAGTTGCATTTTATGCCCCGGCCTCGTTTGAACAATGCCACCACGGACAGTTACATTTACACCCCACTTGAATTGGTTCTCAGGCAATGACCAAGGATTGCGAACGGAATTTACTCCTTGAATCCATCCTGTTGAGACTTTTTTAAGTCTTCCTGATGTAATGTTTTCACTTTTCATTACTAGAACATAACTGGATCAGTTCCATCACCATAGGTCAAATCATTAATTTGTGGCGGAACAAAAGCGTGACCATCTTGATGTTCTTGCTGATTCTTCAGGTATGCCAAAGAAAAGCCCCAGTAACGCAATGCCTGTTCAGCAAAGTCCTTATCCTCAAGGTCACAAGCGTGTACAGCAGTGATGATTGCGCGTGTATGCTCAATCGGGATAAAGTCGTACTTTGAAGTGATAACTGGAGGCTTAATACGATAGGCAATTCTTGCCCACGCGCATGGTTTGCCAATGCGAATCCTGCGGTATTGTGGATTGACTTCTGTAGGATGGTATTGACCAATCAAAGTCAAATCGTTGCTGCGTCCGTAGTCCATTGCATACAAACTAACAAACCCATCCGTGATTGGCTTTTGAATATTAGCAACACTCTTGACCAAGATTGGATCTTGAATGGCATCAACGAAGAACTTGCTGTCCGTGGATAGTCCGCTTGTCAAAAATGAAATCCTGCCAGTTGTGCTAGTTAAATTCTGAGATTGTGACTTTGTAGTGTACAATTCAAACTCATCGTTGTCGATGCGACGAACAAAGTATGTCGTTCCTGCCACAAGACCAGATGGAAGTACATCACCAGAATCGGCTCGTACAGTCACCGATTGACCCGTAGTGTAAAGCGAAGCGTCAGCAACGATACTAGTGGATGGGGATGCCGTAAATGTGCGTTGGATATCGAGCGACAACTGACCAGTGCCGGGGGTTGTGATTGGAACCAGAACTGATGAAGAATACACGTTAACACTATCTCCAATCACCCTAACTTGGTAATCCGTTCCAGCAACCAAAGGAGAAGGAAGAACTCCGCTTGTAGAGAATTTAACAGTCTCATTTTCCTGCAAGAACTGCACGGACGAGGGTTGGATTAGATTGTTGTATGGAAGCGGAGAGACAGAGAATCGTTTTGCGTAGTACGATTGACCAGTTCCGAATGATACCACACTAATTTGACCAGTTGTTCCACCAGCAATGGCATCTACCGATGAGGTATATGCCCTAGCAACCGATGTAGATGATACATTGAGATATGCGGGAGTTGAACCATTATCAATTGCAGGACTGGTTGTTGGCAACAAATAGTCAGTTCCCCAATAAATGGTTGATGGGGTGGTTAAATTAGTGAAATCACCTAGCCACTTGTTAGTAAATGCAACTCCAAACACGCGAGATAACACAACATAGAATGTTCCAGTTGCAGAAGATGTAATGTTAATCTTGCTGAAATCAGCGTTCTTAACAGTGAATACTCCAGTGGACGAGTTTAATGGAGTTTCTGCCCTATAAGATGTTCCAGAAAGCAATGGGGATGGAAGTGTGCCAGTCGAAGAGAATTGAACGAATACACCAGTGGATGGTGTGATTGATACTGTCGGTGGAGTTGTGTAGCCAGTGCCACTTGTTACCACATTAAGTGCAGTTACAACACCACCCGCAATGTTTGCTGTTGCAGTTGCTCCAGATCCACCACCACCAGTTATTTCAACCTGCGGAGCATTTACATATCCAGAACCACCAGAAATTTGAGTGAATCCAATAACAAACGATGTTTGAATGGTAGCATTTGCAACCGCTTGAGTGCCTGTTTTAAGTTTAACCTTTAATGTTCCAGTTGCGGGAGAAGAAAACGCTTCAATCGTTCCAGTTGCAGGTGTTGTTAAACTAGAGGAAACAGTGTATGTAAATGTTGTTCCAGATGCGGTTAATAGCGTTTTATTTCCATTGTATCCATCAGGATTAGCACCACTAATTGCAATAACCTGACCCGGACTAAACCCATGTGCAGCAGTTGTTGTTGCAGTTGCGGTTGTTCCTGCTCTTACTAATCCAGTTGGGCCTGAAACAATAGAAACTGTTTGTCCGATTTCAGTAACAAGCTGATATGTAAATGATGTGGAACTTAATACTGTTACAACGAAATCTCCATTGTAAGCGGCTTGATCTGCTCCAGATATTGTGACTGTATCACCAGTTCTATAGCTATGATTTCCAGATGTATTAACAGTAACTGTAATACCATTTGTAACCATTGATGTGATATTAATTAATGGAGATACAGGAGGAGCGGAAATTGTTACAGAAGGTGCGGTTGTGTATCCGAATCCGGGGTTATCGATCACAATCGATGACAACTGGTATGTAATCGAATTACGAATAGCATACCCAGTCGCAGTACTCACGGAAATCGTGCTTCCCAAGGGAGGTGCTGGAGGAGCGGAAAATGTTACTATAGGATCGGCAGTGTACCCAGAACCTTGATCAGACAAGTTAACAGAGGTAACACTTCCAACCACGATGGGAGTGAAGTTTGCTCCCGCTCCAGATGGAGACGCAATGGAAAGACCCGGTGCGGTGATCTGGCTGGCTTCTCCTGCCACAGCAGATGCTGGAATTAGCTTAATAAGCGAAATCGTACCAACTCCAGCCGATGTGATCTTAATTGGATTTACAAAATTCGCAGGAGAAGATGCAAGTGCGTCCGCTTGTGTCGTATGGATCGAAACCGCTTTTGTATCTACAATGTTAACAAAGTAGTTTTGGTTTGCCAACAAAGGTTGTGGAAGCGTTCCACCAGAGGTGAAGACTTGGACTTGATCACCTTGGGTAAGCAAGTGATCAATACTGAATGTCAATTTTGTCTCTGGAACGATTTCCTTTCGGATATCGACGTTGATTGGATTCGTTGACCCAGTCGTGTGAACTTCGTTAACATTTGCTTGTGCGTCAGAGATCGAACTAAAAACTTGCAGGTGCGTTGCGTCCAGCAGATTTCCAAAGTAGGTAACTCCAGATTTAATGCCAATAGGCAAAGTTTGCCCAGATGGGAAGGTGATTGGATTTGCAGTCGTTATTTCGATAGTAGGAGCAGATGCGAATTGAAGAGCAGTCACGACAAATGAAGTCCTTGAATCAAGGAATTTCAATGGCCCTGCTCCTACTATACTTTGGAGGGAAATTGGATAATTACCTGCCTGTGCGTTGAGGGAATCGTTGTAGATTTGAATGGTCAGCGCATCGAGAACACCAATGTAGTACGTCTGACCATTGGAAAGCGGGACTGGGATAGTTCCAGAAATCGCAGTAATAGCCATTCCCTGACCAGAATCTAGCGTGTGAGGGGTTGCGGACGCAAACTTGCTAATCGGGGTTATAGTGACCTCACGGGTGCGAATAGTGGCATCGTCAGGAGCAATCGTTCCATAAGCGAAATCAGATTGCGAGTGGATTGGAATGAGTAGACCATCAACTCCCGTTCCATCTTTGAGTTGGCTGCGAAGATCTCGGTTGTTGGAGTCAGTTCCAGTGACGCGAATGATCTTGCCAACGTCATTTTCGCTTTCGGCAATGGCAACCAACTGCGAGGGTTGGATGATCTGCATCAAGGTCGCTACATAACCTCGGTCATCCCATGCCCATTCTACAGTGTTGAATTTACCACCTTTATTAACATGGTATTGGAACAGACGATTGCGGAAGTAGACTGGGGAACCATCTACATTAACCGCAAGGGGAACGTCTATTCCACGGGGAAGAGCGATTGTGCAACCATCCCATCCTGTGCAAACATCAACGTCAGCAGTGGATTGCATCCAGTGACCAGACTCCATAAGGGTCTGAACTGCTTGCGTGATTTTGCGGTAAACTCTTTTCTCGTCAGTAGTTCCTAAAATCTCCGCACATTCCTCAAAGATTTGATCGACAAACATGACGATAAATTAACGCATGGAACCCTCGGATGCAATAGAATTCAGAAAATCTTCTTCGCTTGCCATTGCTGCATTTTCAGCGGCAGGTGCTTTGCCTTCTAGCGATTCAGTTGCGGCTTTTTGACCTTCAACGTCAGCGGCAAGAGCATCGATAACACCAGCGAGTTGCATGGCAATGCTGTGCAATTCGTCAAACTTAGACTTGGCAACAGAAATGGTGACCGCACCCTCTTCTGCCATTGGAGAAGGGATTCCGCTCATGTCTTCGGGAAGATCCATTCCCATTGCAGGTTCGGGCATTACTGCCTCTGTTGTTGGTTTTGCCATAAATTAATCTTCTTCTTCCTCGCCACCGATTTCAATCTCGATTTTAGTTGTTGGTTTTGCAGATTCTGCTTCTTCTAGTCCAGAGTCGATTGCCTCTTCATCATCCATCTCGTCTTCCATTTCCATTTCTGGTGAAGACTTGTCTGCCTTGATTCCACAGATGCAAAGTTCAACACAATGACGTTTGGTTTCTTTCCCATCACGCATTGTTGTCTCATCCTTCTCCATAGTCTTTTTGAATACAATGGTAGCAGTACCCTCTTTAGGAAGGTTTTTAAGACCCTCTGCGTTCTCAAAATAGAGTGATGGGTAATGGTAATCGCTTTTAGGCATTGCCATTTCTGGCATTGACATTGGCTTTACTTCTTCACCCAGATCCGTAAACCCAGATGGGAGTTCATATTTTTCTTTAGCGTATGGCATAGTGTAAGATTATTGCTATTGTTATTACTAGTATCGAAGGAATTGTCAAGTCTGCAATCAATGCTTTAAGAGTCCAGTATTTCGGATTCAACCCACCCAACACACTCATATCTTTCCTCAACTTACTTGGAGATGCCTCAATGTTCCGATGCTCGGATTGAGCAATCTCCCTGCCAGCAAATAAGAATATCCCTGCAATAGCTCCGATAAACGGGTCTTTTGTCAGAGCATATCCGATTCCTTGGAACGCAAGACAGATTAAGATATGAGATATGTTAAGGTAGTTTTTCAACTATTTAGCTTTCAATGCTGCAACTTCAGCAGAGAGTTCTTGGATAGCTTTGAGCATTGGAGCAATCAGTTCTTCGTAACCGATAGAAAGAACATCATCTCCACCTTTTACAGAGTGATCTTGGAATCCACCGAAATCAATGCCTTTAGAGTCAAGAACTGCTTTTACCTCTTGAGCAATCAAACCATGATGGAATCGGCTACGCTTCTTTGATCCATCGTGAGTGATGTTAGCAAGTTTTACGTCTTCCAGCCACTTGTCTTTAAGAACAACGTATGCTTCGTATGCAGCAAGTTCTTCTGCGTATTTAGCTTTGTCTTCGTCAGAAGCATCTTCTTTGAGTTCTGTTGGTTTAACAACAGATTTAGGTGCTTCTGGACGATAATCTTCACGCAAGTCCCACTTAAAATCAACTGGACGAAGTGCGTTTACGAACTCAAGACCAAGAGTTGTGTCACGAATATCAGCTTTATCACGGATGTCAGAACGATTTTGGACTGCTCCGTATGCGTAAGTTGTAGTAGCTGCATCTCCAAGCTGGATTTGGTTATCTCCAGTTACTTGAGCGTTATATCCAAATCCACCAATATTTGAAAATGTTGTATTGTTGGAAAGCGCAAATGTACCGCTTGCCGTATTGTAGTTTCCAGTTGTGTTGGAGTCGAGTGCGTTTACACCGCTTGCAGTATTTTCAATACCAGTTGTGTTTGCGAAAAGTGCGGTTGAACCGCTTGCAGTGTTGGCGTTTCCAGTTGTGTTTGATGCTAATGCTGATGCACCGCTTGCAGTATTTTGATATCCAGTTGTGTTATCTCGAAGTGCGACTGAACCGCTTGCAGTGTTGCTGTATCCAGTTGTATTATCTAGAAGAGAAGTTACTCCTAACGCTACATTTTGATAGCCAGTTGTGTTGGACTGGAGTGCAGCTACTCCATTGGCTGTGTTGTTGTATCCAGTTGTGTTGAGCTGGAGTGCGGATACACCAACTGCCGTGTTGTCTGCTCCAGTTGTGTTGTATTGGAGTGCGGTTGCTCCATTGGCTGTGTTGTTGGTTCCAATTGTATTGAACTGGAGTGCATTTACACCAGTAGCTGTGTTTTGTAATCCAGTTGTATTGGTTAAAAGCGCATTTCTTCCAACTGCCGTGTTTTGAAGTCCAGTTGTGTTTGCAAGCAGTGCGTCTCTGCCAATTGTTGTATTGCTTACAATATTTCCTGACCCCATTCCAACAGTAAGCCCGTTGATAAGCGTGTCTTTGTCGAGGTTGATTACGTTAGTTGTTGCTTTTGTGAGTGCCATAATTTTAGTTTTCTATTTTAGTTGATTAGTTGTTTGTTTGTTAAGCTACAGATAGTGATACTATGGTTATTTCTGATCCAGATGGAATAGGTGTCGAGAAAGTTAATGTCCTTGGGATTATATTGTCAATTGTGTAATTTGTTGATTTTTGGTAAATGCCATCTACATGAACCAAGTATGCTGGAGCAAGTATAGACAATGCACCAGTAATTGCAAATACTGTTTGAATACCATCTCCTGTATATGCCCATGCGTTACCAAAGTTTGTTGGTGGCAATACACCAGTTGCACCTGTGCTTCCTTGCGTTCCAACTCCAGTTGCACCTGTGGCCCCAGCCAAACCAGTTGCACCGACTAAACCAGAACTAACAATTGCAAAAATTAAGTTTTGTGCATCAATAAATTGTGAAATTCCTCCAGAAGTTACGAGCGTTACTGGAATAGAAATGTTGCTATTTAAAGTAACAACTGGAGTTGCTGTAATTTCCCAAGTTTGAAAATTAGTTGAGTTGCCTTGATCCTGAATGACAAATTTATCTCCTGTCTTGAACAACGGGAAGAAAACGTCAATATCATTCCCAAGTGAGTCAAGATGTGAAAGAGTTACATTCGTTGCAGAGTTTTGGGTAAGATTATTCCAAATAATCCGTCCGTTTGCTGGAACTCCTGAAATATTTACCGCATCTGCTTGGTAGTTATAGAACGATGACGATTGACCGGGCAATCCTGTGGCACCGACCAAACCCGTGGCCCCTGTCGGGCCACCAGATGGGCCTGTGGCCCCTTGAATGCCATTCAACGACACAATAACGATTGTTGATCCAACAGGAACAGCACTTGACATTACAAGAACATAAGGAATTCCAGCAGTAATTGAATAGTTATTTGGATCTTGAGTTACCCCATCTATACAAACCAAATACCCAATAGGATTAGTTGTTGTCGCACCAGAAATGTTAAATGTTGTTCCACCAGCACTAGAAGACCAACGCATTCCCCCAACTGGGCCTGCATTTCCTTGCGGGCCTTGGATGCCAGTGCTTCCAGTCGCACCCAATCCACCATCACCAGTAATTCCGATCATCCAATCCGCAAAGTTTCCGCTTCCTTGGACTTTATCTACTTGTAGCTTTACCCACGAATCGTTTACTTCAATAACAATTCCCTCAACCCAATCCCACGGATATGCTGAGTCAGCAACTGCACGGAGTCGAGATCCGTATGTCCACCCAATAGGGGCAGTTGGGCTAAAGTAAAATTGCTTGTATCCAAGAGTGATATTATGTGCAGTAAAACTTTGACGAACAATTACTGGAGAAATGCCAGTTGCGCCATCAACTCCGTTTATCCCAGACGCGCCAGTGCTACCCTGCAAACCGATTCCAGTTGAACCGATTGGCCCAACAATGCTAACAATAACAATCTGTGTTCCACTTGGAACGGCAGATGACATTGTAAGAGTGTATGGAGAACCAGAATTAATTGTATAATTATTGGGATCTTGAGTGATACCATCTAAAGCCACTAAATAAGCTGTCTCTAAAAGACTTGTTGCTCCAGAAATTTGAAAAATAGTTTGTGAGCCATTTCCTGTGTATGCCCAACGCTGACCGCCTCCAGCAGCGGTTCCAGAGATGCCTTGAGGCCCAGTGGCCCCAGTGGCCCCACCCGGTGTTCCTTGCAACCCCGTGGCCCCTTGAACACCAGTGCTTCCAGTACTTCCAGTTACGCTCAAACCAGTCGCTCCAACAACACCAGTTGAACCGCGTTGTCCTGTAGCACCAGTGCTTCCAATTACGCTTAAACCACTTGCGCCAGTTGGGCCTGTGGCCCCAGTGGCCCCTGCTCTGCTAGAAAGCTCAACAATAGTAAGAAATGATCCAGATGGAATGGGGGTTGAAAATGTTAATACTCTCGGAAGACTTGTGGAAATAGTATATCCAATTGGGTCTTGAACAACGCCATCAATATATGCCAAATAACCAACATTGTTTGGTTGGTGCGCTCCCGGTAAAGGAAATGTAGTTTGACCACTTCCAGAAAAACCCCAACGCAAAAACTCACCACCAGATAAATAGTCGTTAAACAATCGAATAAGATAGCAAAGTAATCCTTCTCCTTCTTCACGGGGAATGTCATCTACTTCAGCGGTATTGTTGGGATCGCAAGGGATATCCCAAACAACACGTCCATTAACTACGCTTTTGCTAATTGTTCCATAAAGAGCATAAACAAGGTTGCTAATTAATGAAGGAACGCTTTCGCTTGAAATTTGCGGATATGGGATGTCTTGCCTACAGACATTACTATTTGAATCGTTGCAACATGACATAATTTCAGAATTCTAATTGTTGTTTTACTTAATGCAAGTTTTTTTATTTGTTTTTTTATCTAAAAAGAAATAATGAGGGACAGGGAATAGCGTTCCATTGACGTTTGGAACATAGAAGTCTTTTCTCTCAATCAAGCCTAACTTTATTCCTGATGTAATTCTTTCTTTACACGCAGTTTTTTTAATGTTCCAAACTTTGCAAAGTTCGTTTTTAGAATACCATCCCTTTGGTGCTGGATCTGTGCATTTATTGCTTGCCTCTAGTAGAATTTTAAGAAAATCGTTTGGGGTCATGTTAAATTGGCATTCTCCATGCTTCTCCTCTTCCTCTTTGCGTTATTTGAAGTGAAGATTGATTAAGCGATTCACAATACTCACCCCAACACCACGCTTGACACCAACTGAAAGTGCTTCTTCGGTTTTTAGCGTATTCTAACGCTCCCCTAGACGTTAATGTTCCAATATTGTAGCAAGTTCCACCATGATATGTTCTGGCATTCTGTATAGCAACACGATGAGTATGTCCCATTACTATTTTACGTCTAGTGCCATTGCAGTATTGTTCTGCCATGTCCCTAGCCGCAGATTCACCATAGCAAGTTCCATGAGTAAACCCAATATCTGCTATGTCAACGATCTGTTCAATTCCAGAATAAGGAATTAACCTAGCTTTTAGCTTTTTAGTTGTGTCTTCAATCGCAGATACAATTTTATGAGCGCAATATGAAGTGACAGAATTTTTACTGTGAGTTAGTTTCCATGCACGATCTTCATGGTTTCCACAAAGAACATAAGGATTCTTGCATCCAGCCATTAATTCACGAAGATGCATTAACCCAGTGTCAATGTCTGGAGTTACTTCATCTCCATCACTTCCAGAACCTATTCCATTACCCATTAAGGCTGATAAATCAATAAAGTCTCCAAGATGCAGGATTGTATCAGGTGAAAAACGCGATTTAAACGTCATTACAGCTTTCCAAGCATCTGGGCAACAATATTTCGCATGTGAACAACTAACTGCTAGGACTTTTTTCCACTTGTGGGTGATATTTGCCATTTATGTATTATCTACTAGTAAGTATGGTATTGTTTTTTGGTTGTATCTAGTCATTTCTGAGTAGACGAGATTGATGAATCCGTCCCATTGTGGCGGGTAGATCGTTTGGCAACCCAGCGAGGAGGTCGTATTGTATCCTCCCTTGTGGATGTTAATAGCGATTCCCATATCGTCTCCAACCCCATCCCGTGTGACTGGCAACTCTTCTTTTGGGTTAGCAGGTCGAAGCGCAGGGTAACCACCTCCGGGTTTACTGATGCCATGATTCCCCTTACGGAACCTATGAATGCCCGTTTTAAGCACCGCAATACCCTTCCTGTGAACTGACGGATCAGTATTAGCATTGAAAGTAGCATGGACGCTTGGAGATAAAAGTATAATCGCATCATCATAGATACCCCTTTGGTTGCCTGATGGAGCGAATGTTTCGGAGTAGTATCCACGGATTCCGACGAGCGCAACACGATCAACGATTCCCGATTTAATGACCATAGCGAGGGTCTTCTCCTTCGCTTGCTGCGGTCTGGAGTTTGGAACCATTATTTACTAAAGTCTTTGGCAAGAATAAGCCCAACTCCAGCAGTGATTGCAGCAAAGAGCAAGCCAATATCACCAAGGTTTCCGTTGCTCAAAAACTCTTTTCCTGCTTCAGAAACTGCCGCAAGAATAGTAAATACTCCAAGTAGTGTGGTTTTCCAATTTGTTTTCATTTTTTTAGTCCTTTAATTTCTGGCAGTTCATAACAGAACTTGCCGTATTGCGTTTCGATACACACGTTTGGTTGCCCAAGTACAGAACATCCCGTTAAAAATGCCATTCCTAGCATTATGAACGATGTTACTATCATTGCTACTACTATTTTTTTTGGTTTCATTTTAATATCTGTTTTACCATGTAAATGCAAGTCAAAATACCCGCTATAATACTGATTATTCCACCACCAACCCTAATTGAAGTTTCTATTTCTGGCAACATACTTACTATAAATCCTGTTGTCGATACAATCGTACCTAAAATTCCGTGACTGGTTGCGTTGTCGTTCATTTTAATTATGGGCCAACAATTACATACAACGTGTTTGGGTCTGGGGTCACTATTAAATCGTAACCAGTTTGAGTGATTTCCACTAGATTTGTCAGTTGCGTTGCCCCTGTAAGACCAGTAATATCCGAGAGAACAATGTTTGCTGGTGTAACCCCTGTGGCTCCTGTGGCTCCGATCCCTGTAGCACCTGTCGCTCCCGTGGCTCCTTGGGTTGCTGGTGAAAGAGAACTAACAACTTGAGCAATATTACTATCTTCAAAATGCATTGTTATTGTTCTTCCGCCAAGATCAATGGCGTAAAATTTAATAACAATTCTATCTGTAACTAAAATATTTGTTGCAGGAACTGGAATAGACCAAAGGTAAAGTTCATTAATTGTT